TCTAACGTTGCGGTAACTTTGCCCGCACATACAACATTTACTTTGACATGCAAAGATACTACAGATTGGATCAGACATCGTGGACTCGCTGTGTTCAACTCTAGTGGTACATTGATTAACTAAGGAGTTTATAGATGGCTGGCCCAATAACACTAAAAGCAGGTTCATATCCAGCTGCCGCAGATGGTTTGCAAGGATTTCGTGAGCTTACTAATACCGAAATTGCAAACCAAATTGCTGGTGTTATTACATCAAAGTTTGCAACTGATACTGATGGAACTGGTACTGCCGAACTCGTAGTAACTACTGGAAGTCTTTCTGCTGGAGTTACTAACATTGGTTCTTTCTCGGATAGAGTGAGACAGGAATCGGTTGGAGCTCATCCAGCAAGTGGCGCTATTAGCACTACTACAAACACTTTCGGTCAGGTGAATACTGTTTTATCAGAAAATCCTACCAGGCCTTTGAGATGGAATGGGTCTGGAGTAGAAGAAAGTAGTGATGGAGAAATTGACACAGAAATTTTAGATATTGTTATTAATGCGATGGTATCAGAAGATGCTAATACTGTAGGTCAGTATAAAATTGACACATCTTCTCCGGCTGGAGGAACGTGGACTGCTAGATATACTATCACTGATACTCAGACAGATGGCACAACTGTCTCATATTATTTGTGGCAAAAAACTGGTGTTACCACTAATGCTGGTACTGATAGTAATCTCCTGTTAAAATCTGATGACTTTGGTAATGTCACAGAAATGTCAGTTGCTGATGTAGAAACGCTGGATAATAGTTTTAGAAACAGAATTATCTCTTCTGGTGTAGGAACATATCTTGTTCAGACTGGTTCGCCCACAGACCCAGGCACATGGGTTCAAATGGGTGGAACAATGACAGACAACCTCAAAGATATTACAAATGTAAATTATGCGGGTGGTTATACTGGTACATATACTGGTTACTATGACAGATTCTTCTCTGGATATTTAAACGGGTCTTATGCTGGTAGTTATTCTGGTACATATACTGGTTACTATGCTGGTGCTACGATTCAGTCTTCATCTTCTACACAAGAAACAAAACAACTTTTCTTGAGAACCGCTTAATCAATTGACATATATAATAGTGAGTGTTGTGGTGACACTCACTATTTTTTTACATTATGAGGAATATTATGTCAGACCTCCCCAAGTACAAAAATCCTAGATGGGTCGATAAAGAAACTCGCCGAGTATGGTGTGAAATTCTTGTCGGAGAAAGATATCATCAATGTAATATTAATGCTGGCAACCCAGAAGAGGGTCTTGTCAATAAAGATTTTGATAATATCATGGAAGAGTTTGGTGAAGAAGTTCTTGATGAGAATACCAAACTTTATGAAGAAAATTTAGATGAAGATCGAAAGAAGGCTGAAGAAGCTAGAGAAGTTCACATCAATCGGATCAAACAAGAAACTCTCTTTGAGATGAAACTTGAAGCATTTGAGATTGATCTAATCAAAGAATCTCCCAACAAAGAATTAAAAAAACTTCTTAGAAAAGCTAAAACCGTTGTTGAGGTTCAGGCTTACGCAACACTTTTATTACAAGAAGCTATCTCTAATTCTGAATGAACGGATATCTATACGTTGCAACGGTGAGAAAAGAATATTATCTCGCCGCCAAAGAGTCAGCTCTTTCGCTCCTCGACTTTAATCCAGAAGCAAGAATAACTTTATTCGCACTAGAAGAATGGATTGAAGAAGAAGACCACGAAATCTTTGATCATATTATAACCGACATCCCCAATCATGTTAGAACAAAGTTGTGGGCTTTGTCAAGAACTCCATATGATATCACCATGTATATTGATTGTGATACTTACATTCAACATGAAGATATCAAAGATGTCTTTGGTTTTATAGGCAACAACGATATTATCTTTACCAAAAATCGTCCATACAATGCTAAAATAACAAAACTAAATGATACGGAAGAAATGGTTTATCACTGTGGTGTTTTTGTTTATAAAAAGAACGCAAAAACAGTTGACCTCATGGATGATTGGTATGAGTATTATTGCGAACAAATAAAACCATCTTATGATCCTAGTCCATACACGCACATGGTGAAACCTTGGGATACCTTTACTATGTGGTATCTACTAAATAAAACAGACCACAAAGATAAAATAAAAGTTGGTGAGTTCCCAGAACCAGATGCCAGATGGAACTTTTGTATGGGTCAAAGACCAGAAGAACTTGTGGGACAAGATGTTGTTATCACTCATTATACATTGGGAAGAGTAACTTTAAATGCAAACCATAACCATCAATCAAGAATTAAATAAGATTCTTGAAGACTACATTGTTTGGTTCAACAAAAAAAACTTTGATCTATCTTTTGATGAGAGACGGATTGGAGACAATGATATGGAATATTATTGCTCTCAAGAATATCTTAATGAAGTTATGTCAAAGGGAAACAAACATAAAGGCCCGCCAGAGTTTGCTAAGGTATGTGACTTTCACCTAACTGCAAAGGTTCCAAAAGAAGCCAGAGAAAAATCTTTAGACTTCAGCAAAAATCTATCAGCATATCTTGGTGCAAAGTTTACCGCAGTCCACGTTTATTATCCCGTAGGTGGATTTATGTCTTGGCACAATAACTGGGATTGTCCAGGCTATAACATACTTCTGTCTCATAGTGACGGGGGTGGATTTTTTAAACACCTAGAAGATGGTAAAATAAAAACGATCAATGACCAGCCTGGTTGGTCTGCAAAGGTTGGATATTATGGTGGTAAAGAGGAAGAACCCTATTGGCACTGTGCTGGATCAAATAGTCCAAGACAAACAATAGGGTTTGTTATTCCCGACAAAACTATGTGGGAAATGATGGTAGAGGACATCGAGGGTTAAAAGAAACCCTCTCTCTGCCCGATGATCATGTAACGATCATATTCTTTCTTTCCTTCCCAAGAGAAGTATGTCTGTTGTTTTGTTCCTTCGTATCCAGTTTCGGATATTCCCATCTGTTCTTTCAGCTCTTCAATTGATCCGACACAGTTGATACCGTACATTTCTTCTACCACATTTGAATTCTGTACTGCATAAACCGCTTGTGCATTTTTTCCATTGAGTTCTTGCAGAGGATACATCTGTTCAGTATGAATACAAATTACCACATCAACTTCAATCTTGTTTAAGTTTTCAAATTCAAATGGTACATCAAGATTCCAGTGACGGATGTTGACAAATTTTTCTTGGGCGTAGTGTTTATGAAAAATTTTTGACAGTTCGATTGACTCTTCATCCAAGTCAACCATGTGAATCTGTGATACGTCTAGATTTTCACAGAGAAGAGGAACCATAGGAATCCCCAACCAAGAGTTTAGAATTAGAATTCTTAGGTTGCCAGTTTTTGTGTAATACTCCTCAAGATATTTTTTTAGTTCTTCTACACACCAGACACTAGCTTCCATATTATTTTCCGACAAAGATTGTCTGAAGTCTGCCAGTTTATGTGGCATTTTCTTTTCGATAATATGTAGAGCTTCGCCCCAGTTTTTATAGTTGTTGATAAAATTAGAATTTAACATCTTCACTTTTTCCCATTGAGTCAAATATACAAATATATGGTAGTTCTCTGTATGTATGTCTTTCTATGTCATGCGGAAAAACATATCCCTGATTAAAACTGTACACCCATCCTAGTGGAAACATTTTTGTTTTTACCACCCTTCTGTTGTAGAAGAAGTTGTCAAGGCCTCGATAGTACCACAGTATTTGTTTCTTATACTTGTTAAAATATTCGATCAGTTCTCTAGTATTTAGACTGTCATTCCAGCGCAACACAGATGAGTTCAAGTCAGTGTACTTGTGTGGAATGTGTCTAGTGTCCCTGTACTGTGTTTCTAGATCGTGCCACCATGTTTTTACAAAACACAGACAATCTTCTGGATCATAGTTTACAATATCATCGATGTTCTTTTGGATGATTACGTCCAAGTCAAAGAACATCTTTTCGCCTTTTTGTGTAACAATAGTATCATCAAACAGATACATCTTATTCCACCACTTTTCTAGTTTGTTTCCGCCTGGAAATGACAATACTTTTATAGCGGGGTCTAGGTCTTTTGAATCTTCTGTTAGACAATAGAAGTCAAAGTCGCAACTTATATGTTGCTTACAACTCTCATAGAGTTGATTTACATGAGAAGCAATATATTTGTTGCCCCATTTAACAGTGTAAATATTCATTCACCAGTCCAATGTTTTAGTAGTTGAGGGTCTGCGAGTTCATCTTGTTTTGTGTGACCTCTACTTTTGTCTTCAAAAGGCAAAAGATCAACATTGAACACACATATGATACAGTTTGGTCTGTAGATTCCAACGTTCAAATCATCTTCATCCCATGACCTACCACGGTTATATGAGTATGCCATCCAAGAAGGGAAGTGATCCCACAAGTCTTCGCCGTACCTACCCCATTTCCAAGAGTGATAGTTGTCGGTTCCATCGGTGTATGTGAACCAAATTTTTTCTTGATTCTCTAATACATCATTCCAGATACACTCACACTGATCATCTGACCACACTTGACAAGAACCATTCGTATATGCACCGTGGGCCAATTTAAATTGCCGTGTGGTCATCGGTCTTGGGTCTTGCCACCAAGACTTCATCTTAGTGGGTCTTTCCATGTTGTATGTTAGGACAGGTGTAAGATCACCTTGGATAATAACATCAAGATCAAAAAAAACAAAGCGCCCAGTAGGTTTATCGTCAGCAAAATTATGAGTATTGAAAACAAAAGTTTTAGGACGATCCCAGCAACGTGCCATACCATACTTAAAATCTTCAGTCCCAAACCAATACTTAGGATGAATATTAGGAATATCAGGAAATGGTATAACATTGATGTCAGAGTCAAATCCATCTGAATTGTCCGTGTAACAATAAAAATAAAATTCAAATTCTTCTGGCGTGTTTCTTTTCGCCATTTCTTTTAATCTGTTGACGAAGTGCGGGCCATACTTTGTTCCCCACTTGCAACATACATAATTTACTCTCACTTACACCCTCCGCATTTTTTATTACAAATAGTCAGGGGGTTTCTTTTTAAACTCTGACTAACATTTTCAAAGTCGTTACTATAAATTATCTCGCCAACAGTAAAATTCTTTAAACTATTATACTGCGAATTGTATGTGTAGTCAAGTGGATGATAGGGTAATAATCTACTTTCTAATACATCTCTTGCTATATAGGCACACGGATATGCGCCACTGTCAGCACTAACATAAAAATATCCACTCTTTCTTGCATCGCACCAGACTGCCTCGGACTTCTTCGCCTTTGGTTTTGGTCTACGAACCTCGTCCTTTTGTTTGAACATCTTTAACGTTTCCAAGTTTACGGGGATGTCACTGGCGATAGTTTCTTGTACTATGGGAATGTTTTCCGTCTGTTGCGGATGATCGATATATTCTATTTTATCAACCCAAGTTGGTTTGATAAACGTTTGATCATATGTTTGAACCGTAACGGTAATCCCATTGTCTTGGAAGTATTTACAGATTTCCTCAAAGTGTTCTGATTTGGTAGGGTCTGACAATTCACACATAAGCGTAACCCAATTGACTCTATACCTATCGAAAATCTTTCTGATAGATGAGATTGTATGTTCGTTTTCTGTTAAGAATAAATCATTGTACGGGTCATTGGTATCGTTTCTTTTGCTACTTAATTGAACCAAGGCTCCTTCTGGGGCTCCATCTTCATATAGTCCTCGATACATATCAGAGTACTGTTCCCCATGCATTTGGAAATACTTAACTAGAGTATCGTCTGATATGTTATCTTGTTTCAAGATTCCCAAAAGTTCATCCTTTGGCATGATGTTATACAGTCTTTCAAATACTGCTTCATAATCTTGTTTGTAGAACAACTCTTTTAGATTGTCTATGTAGTATCTGCGGTATAAACTCTGGATGTCACCGTCATCTGCATCCCAGAATAATCTTTGCATCCCATACATTCTAACATTTTTCATGAACTCTTTTTTTATTTTTGGCAGTTCATTTTTATGCCACAGTCTACGATACAGTGCAAAACACTGTAGCCAGCTGATGTTCCAGAAGTATCTCACCGGCCCATATTCTTTTGCTTCTTCATAAACAATTTTGTGTTGTCTGGATATATACCTTTCTTTATAGAAGTCATAGATTCCATCAACGTTTTTATTCCAATACAGTGATTGATCTCCGTTCTGCAATATCTTGTCTTCTGGAAAATCAGCCAAAAACTTTTTGTGCATAGAAATCATATCACCAGTTTCATATATCTCTTTAATTATTTTTCTGTGATGAGATTCTATTCTTCTAATAAATGTGAAGTCTGAAATTTCTTTTTCTAACTCTGGGAACTTTTCCTTGATATTTGGAATGGTGTCCTCTTTCAGAGTTTCTAACTCTGGGAAGTACTCTATCATTTGTTTTGATAAAGATGTCAGATCATTCTCATCCAACATATGTCTGAGTCTGCTTACGATCTTTTGATCCATGTAGTTTTTTTCTAGTGTGTCATCCGTCATAGAATCAAACTGAGACCAGTTCTTAATGCTATCAAACTTGTCGTTGTACTTTTCCCAATCCTCTTTTATTTTTGGTAAGTCCTTGTAGAACTTATCAATAAGAACATCAAAGACAACCTTGTGCATCTTGTAAACATATCTTTCCTTATAGAAATCATAGATTCCATTTACATCTTTGTTCCAGTATAAAGATTCATCTCCGTCCAACAAAAATGGATCGGTGGGAAAGTCTGCCAAGAATTTCTTGTGCATTGAAATCAAGTCTCCATCAAGTTCTTTGATGGTTTCTAGGTGTCTGGATTCAATCTGTTTTACAAAAGGATCGTAAGAGTTTGCATCATTTATCAGAGTATCAATTCTTTCTGTGTGTTTATTTTTAGTAAAGAAATTTTCTGGAAACTTTGGCATCCAAAGTTTTTCAAACTCAGTTTTCCCATGCCAGTGTATAAGAATGTTATAGTCTTTGACTTCATGTGGTTTTATGAATTGACCTTTGCTTGGTACAACTGGGTTATCAAATATACAAAACTTTGCCGTTTCTCTATACAGATGTTCTGTCACATTATCTGGATATTGTTGTCCTCTATTGTAAGAGTATACCCAATCAGACGGAAGGAAAGACCAATAATTATCACCAACCACATCGTGTTCACGATATGGATAATAGTTATCGGTTCCCTTCCAAAAGGTTTTAAATACGGTGTTCTTGTGTTTTAGAACATCATTGTAAATTTTTTCTCCCTCATCATTGCACCACAACATCACGCTAGAATTGTACAGACTACCTCTAATGTCAGTGAAACGTCTGTCTTTTAGTACTCTGGGGTCTTCCCAGTGAGAATACAACATGTGAGGAGTAGATGAAAGATCAAAGATTTCATCGATGTTGTTTTGAATTACAACATCCAAATCTAAATAACAAAAAGGCCCCTTGGTTTTTAACCATCGGTGAGAGTTTAATACTAAGAATTTCGACCTATCCCAACACCAGTTCTCTTTGCCAAACCAATAGTCTGGATGAAGTGGGTCAACTCTGGGAATTGATCTAATGGTTATATTTTTGTCTATTCCATCTGGGTCATCGGTATAACAAATAAACTTGTGGCGTTTCGTATAGTTCTGTTGAACCATCTTGCGTAAATTGTTTACATATTCTGCCGAGTATTTGTTACCCCATTTCATGCAGAGAAAGTGCATCATAATATTTTTTTCTCAATTCTTCTTTTGGTTCGTTACCGTTTAACAAAACTATTGGATAGTCTGGTTTTATTTGATACCCTCTTGGAGATACGTCCGTGTCTAAATCTACGCCTCCCGTCAACGAATAGATTAATCCTTTTGGAAATACATTGTCAAACATATTTTCATGATATAAAAATCTATCATCACCACAATATTTAGTCATGAAATATTCATCATTTTTTTCAAAATGATCGTAAATGTATCTTGCATCATTCCCATTCCAAACCATTACGCTGGAATTATAAAGACCTTTCCATTTTTGCATCCACGGATCAGTTGATAGTCCATTTCCAAGGTATGGCATCTCTCGTTGGTATCTTCTATTCTTGGTTTCATGAGTATCTTTATTTTTCCAATAGCAATAACATATTGTCGGTGTTGAACAGTGATTAAACAACCTATCTAAACTACCCTGTATTATAACATCTAAGTCTAGATAGAGGCAATCCCCAACCCAATCATTCTTGAAAATTTTTATTTTTTCCCAACATCCATCGGTATCAGAATCTATTGGTATAATTTCTATGTTGGGATTTAATCCTGCTGGATCGTCTGTGATACAGACATGTCTGTAAATATTTGAATTATCATAAATACAATTGACATCGTTGGAGTTATATTTGTCTCCAAACTTCAATGTTATCACGGATTTCATAAGTTTCTTTTTCTTATAAATAACTTGTAAAAGATGGAATCATAAATGGCTACTGTACAAAATTTGGTAATTGATCAGGGAACAACTTTTGCCTTGTCGATTGACCTAACTAATGATGATGGGAGTCCAAAAGACTTGTCTTTATATACTCCTAGAGCTCAACTTAGAAAGAGTTATTATACTAATACTTATACAGCTTTTACAACGAGCAAAGTTGATTTGACTGGAGAAGTTACAATGAGTTTAACTTCAGCACAAACAAGTGCTTTGAAAGCTGGTAGATATGTTTATGATTTAGAAATTGAAGACCCCTCGGAAACACTGAGGATATTAGAAGGCATTATTACAGTAACCCCAGAGGTAACTAGGTAATGGTAGTCAGAGTAAGGGTTAATACGCCCACATCTACAAAAAGAGTTACTACTACTACTAACTCTAAAACTCAGACTTCTACTAGAATAGAAGGTCTTGCTGGTGTTGATGTTACTGACGCACAGGATGGAGAGACTCTTGTTTATAATGCCGCTTCAGGAAATTGGGAAGCTGCTCCACTGACTTCGGCAGATGTCCAAGTAAACAGTATTGATGGTGGAACTTTTTAAATTTTAGATAACAAAAAACAAACCTTAATTGGGAGAAACTAAATGGCAACAACAATTCAAATCAAAAGATCGAGTGGAAGCGCTGCTCCAGGCACCAGTGATTTGGTGCAGGGAGAACTTGCTTATGCAGAAGATCAGTCTGGAGATGGTGCGGGCGCCAAACTGTACATTGAGTCTCTTGATTCTGGTTCACAACAGGTTATTCATGCAATCGGTGGTAAGTACTATACCGATGCAGTAGATGGTGCTACTGATGCAAATACTGCAAGTAAGATTGTCAAGAGAGATGGTTCTGGTAACTTCTCTGCTGGTACTATTACTGCTGACCTAAATGGTACTGCTTCAGATGCAACAGTTTTGGAAACTGCTCGTAACATCGCTGGTCAGTCTTTCGATGGTTCTGCTGATATCACCATTGCAATTGACAACCTTAGTGACGTTTCAACATCTGGTGCGACTTCTGGTCAAGTACTGAAGTACAATGGTACAAGTTGGGCTCCTGCTGCTGATGCTGACGATTTTTCTGACAACGATACCGATGACCTAGCAGAAGGTTCTACTAACCTCTACTACACAGACGCAAGAGCACAGGCTGCAATTAGTGTTGACTCCACTCTTTCTAAGTCTGGCGGTCAAATCAGTATGCCTGCTTCTGGTGTTACTGCCTCATCTTACGGTTCTACAACTGCTGTTCCCGTAATCACGGTTGATGCACAGGGTCGTATCACTGCTGCAACTACCGCTGCGATTGCAACGTCTTTTGATGTCGCTGCTGACAGTGGTACAACTGATACGGTAAACGGTGGTGAGACTCTTACCTTTGCTGGTACTGCGAACGAAGTAACAACTGCGGTTTCTAACAACCAAGTCACGGTTGGTCTTGCAACTAACCCGACTGTTGGTGGTAACTTGACGGTTTCTGGTAACCTTACTGTAAACGGTACAACTACCACAGTAAACACCACAAACTTGGACGTTACTGACCCGCTGTTCAAGTTGGCTTCTGGCAACAATTCATCCGACTCAGTGGACGTTGGTTTCTACGGTCTGTATGACACATCTGGTTCACAAGACCTGTACGCTGGTCTGTTCCGTGATGCGTCTGACAGTGGTAAGTGGAAACTGTTTAAGGACTCTCAGTCTGCTCCTACTACTACAGTAGACACTGGTTCAACTGGTTATGCAGTTGCAACATTGGTTGCTAACATCGAAGGCAACTTGACCAGTGGTACTGTTTCTGGTCTGTCTGCCGCAATCGCAGTTGCCGATGGTGGTACTGGTGCTACTACACTGACCAGCAACGGTATTCTTTTTGGTAACGGTACTGGTGCAATTCAGGCTACTGCTGCTGGAGCTGATGGTTACTACCTACGTTCTAACAATGGGACACCAGAGTGGGTAGAACTTGCTATTGATGGCGGTTCTTACTAATTAAATTGACGGGGGGAGTTTATCCCCCCATTAATATTATGGAGACATATAATGGATGAAGAATTTTTACAAACTTATGTGAACAAATTGGCTACTAAAGTAAATGAGTTACAACAAGAAAACATTTTGTTGAAATCTCAATTAGAGTTTGCAAATTTAAAACTAACTAGATTGGAGACGGTTGAAAATAAAGAGACAGAGGAAAAGGTTTTAGTACAACCAAAAAAGGTTGAAGAAAAAACACCGAAAGTTTCTCCTCCAAGTCAATTTAAAAAACAACCTGCTAATTTTTCTGCTGGAGAGATAAGTGGCAACGATTAAATTAAAAAGAAGCGAAACTGCATCTTCTTTACCAACTACCAGTGATTTGGTGGTGGGTGAGGTTGCAGTAAATACCGCTGATAAAAAGATTTTTGTTCGTGACTCTGCTGATAATATTGTTACTATTGCAAATTTTTCCATAAGTGATCCAAATTTAGTCTTTCCAACTGGTGACTATGGTGGTTTGACCAACCCAGATTCAGATGCTTTTGGAGTAATTATTGAAAATAGTTTTGATTGCAAAACGACACCTACTGGTACTTTAGCAACCGAAGATTTGGGCGCATTATCATAAGGGTAAAGAGAGATGGCTGGCACGCAAGTTCAGTTTAAAAGAGGTACTACGACCCAACACGCCAGTTTTACTGGTGCAGAGGGCGAGATAACTATCAACACAACCAAAAAGGCTCTGGTAGTACACGATGGTACTACTCAGGGAGGAATAGAACATCTCAGAGCGGATTTAAATAATCTTAATTCTAGTGCCACTATACCTGGCGCTCAGGTAGATTCGCTAGATGGTGGAACATTTTAGATTATAAGATTATAGGAAGAAACTACTATGCCAACACAGGTACAATTTAGACGGGGAACAGCAACGCAGAACGGTAGCTTCACTGGAGCAGAAGGTGAGATTTCCTATGATACTACCAATAATACGTTGCGTGTTCATGACGGTTCAACAGCAGGCGGATTTAGACTCGCTCTTTACTCGGAACTTGCTGGAATTACAGATACAGACGATATCACTGAAGGTTCTACAAATCTTTGGTACACGGATGCTAGAGTTGGAACATTTCTCTCATCGGTAAATCAGGACATCGTTCCTGATGCAGACAACACAAGAAGTCTCGGTTCATCATCAAAACAGTGGGCAGATGTCTATGTTGGGCCGGGGTCTCTGTATGTAAACGGACAACAGGTGGTATCAGATAACTCTGGTACAATTACAATTTCTGCTGACTCCAATCAGAATGTTAGTGTACAAACATCTGGTACGGGTGATATTGAATTTGATCCCACTGGTACGGGTGTTATTCAAGTTAAGGGTACGTTACAGATTACGGACGGTGAGAATATCACCAACTCTGCTGGTAACGATATTACCTTTGCAAACAATATCAAAGTAAATCAGATCACAACTTATAGTAGCGATACTAATTTGGTATTGAGTGGTAACGGAACTGGTAATGTCACGGTTAATGATGACATGACTGTTACTGGTAGTTTAACTGTTTCTGGAACAACAACTACTGTAAACTCTGAAACTGTAAACATTGCCGACAACACTCTGGTTCTTAACAGTAACTTCACCTCTGGAAGTCCAACGGAAGATGCTGGACTCAGTATTTCTCGTGGTGGGTCTACTTCTGTCACATTACTTTGGGACGAAACTAATGATAAGTGGACAATTGGTTCTGAGACATTTGTAGCAGGAACAGTTGAAGCAAACTTAACGGGTAACGTAACTGGTGACTTGACTGGTACAGCATCAAATGCGACCACTGCTGTAACACTTACAGGTTTGACTTCAACTGTAACAGAACTCAACTATGTTGATGGTGTAACAAGCAATATTCAGACACAATTGGATGATAAGGCTGCACTGGCTTCACCTGCACTGACAGGTACTCCAACCGCTCCTACTGCTACAACAGGCACTGACACTACACAGATTGCAACGACTGCATTCGTTCAAGCAGCTATTGCAGAACTTGAAGCGAGACTATACGCTGCTGATGCTTCCTGATAGGAGAGTTGAATGGCTTTATCAAGTCGCCAGGAGCTCATTGATTACTGTCTGAGAAGACTTGGTTTTCCCGTCATTGAAATAAATGTCGATGAAGATCAAATCTCAGACAGAATTGATGACGCATTACAATTTTGGCAAGAATATCATTTTGATGGTACGGAAAGAACTTACGTCAAACATAAACTGACGGGTTCTACTGTAAACCTACAGGCTTCTTTGGCTAGCAACTTTCATGTTGGTGAACTAATCACGGGGAATACTTCTGGGGCCACTGCGAATATAGTATCCTTGGACGGAAACGACATCTCCGTAGAAGAAAGTAAGGGAACTTGGGCTGCCAGTGAAACTATCACTGGTAATACTTCTGGTTATACTGCTACTCTTTCTTCGACCCCATATACTAAGGGGGACATTGAGAATGGATATGTCCCTATCAGCAATAACATCCTAAATATTGTAAGATTGTTTAAGTTTGGTTCCTTGGTGGGAGGAAAGTCAGACGGACTGTTTGATGTTGACTACCAGTTTGCACTGAATGATCTATACAACTTGTTGTCTGCTGATGTCACATACTACGCAATGACAAAGAGTCACATGACAACTCTTGAACAACTGTTCCGAAACGAAAGACAGATTAGGTGGAACAGAAAAACAAACAAGCTGCATATTGATGCAGACTTGTCAGAGACATATGACATTGGAGACTATATTGTAGCTGAAGCTTATGCAATATTAGACCCCAGTGAATACACCGAGGTTTACGATGACATGTTTCTAAAGAGATATGCAACCGCATTAATCAAGAAACAGTGGGGTGAAAATATGAAAAAATTCCAAGGCATCCAAATGCCGGGCGGAGTTACTCTTAATGGTGAAACCATCTATCAAGAGGCAGTACAAGAGATATCTCAGATAGAAGAAGAAATGCAATTAAAGTACGAGTTGCCTCCTTCCTTCATGGTGGGGTAAATCGTGGCTACTAACTTCTATTTCCAATCTGGAAACACATCTGGTACAACAAACGAACAACGTTTGGTTGAAGACTTAGTTATTGAAAGTCTCAAAATTTACGGCCACGATGTTTACTATCTTCCCAGAACAATTGTAAACAGAGACCTGATTCTTGATGAGGATGCATTGTCTAAGTTTACACAAGCCTATCCTCTAGAAATGTATTTAGAAAACGTAGATGGGTTTGAAGGTGAGGGAGATTTATTTACAAAGTTTGGTATAGAAATTAGAGATTCTGCAACATTTGTTCTGTCAAAGAGAAGATGGGAAGAAATGGTTGTCACTACTGGTGGAGACTTTCAGTTGGACGCAAGACCAGCAGAAGGTGACTTGTTATATTTTGAAAAGACTGGTTCTATCTTTGAGATTAAATATGTAGAATTTCAAAATCCTTTCTATCAATTAGGAAAGATTTATGTGTTCAAATTGCAATGCGAATTGTTCGAGTACTCTTCTGAAATCATCGACACTGGTATTGGCGATCTTGATGTTGTTGCAGATGAACAGTCAATCGATATGTTGGCATTTCAGTTTCTACTTGAAGATGGTAATGCATTGGTACTTGAAGATAATGGGACTCTTATATTGGAAGAATTTGCTGCACAAAAAGCATTGGCCAATACCGACAACACAGATTTTGATACACTGCAAGACTTAGAAGATATTCTTGATTTCAGTGAAGTCAACCCATTTGGTGAGTTAAGATAATGTTTCAGAATAGACAATTTTATCACAAACATACAAAGAAAGCAATCATAGCTTTCGGCACTATCTTTAATAATATTCAGATAGAAAGAAGAAATGCCGATGGTGATGTTGCTCAGAATCTTCGTGTGCCTCTTGCTTACTCACCAAAACAAAAATTTCTGTCTCGTATTGCACAGGTTCCTGATGCAGAATCCAGAGGTGAGGTAGCAATATCTCTCCCCAGAATGGGGTTTGAGATTCTTGGATTTAATTTTGATCCCAGTAGAAAAATATCACAGGTACAAAAAACCATTGCTGTTGGTGATGGAGATGATTCTAACACATATAGAAAGTCTTTCGTATCTACTCCATATGATATGCAAATGGGATTATATATTTTTTCTAAAAACCAAGAAGATGCACTACAGATTGTAGAACAGATTCTACCATACTTCAATCCAGATTTTAGTGTGACGGTTAATGATCTACCAGAAATGGGAATCAAAAGAGACATAAAAATTGTACTGGACAGCGTAACTTTTGAAGATCAGTATGAAGGAGATTTTGCGGCAAGACAAAGTATTGTGTGGTCTTTGACTTTTACGATGAAACTTAATTACTATGGGTTTATACAGAACCAAGGTTTCATCAAAAAGTCTATTGCAAGAACATACGAAAATCCAGATATGCAAGGCCCACATATCAAGTTTGGGTTTGAGGTCACTGGTACTTTGCCAGTAGCAACTGCATCTATAGAAAACGGTTCTGTTAGTCAAATTGAAATAGAATATGGTGGAGAAGGATATACAGAAAGCGCACCTAATATAACTATAGATGGTAACGCTAGAGCACACGCAGAAATTACAAATGGAGTTGTGACAAAAATTGTCATTGACGATGCTGGTTCTGGATACATAACACCACCTGCCGTTGCCTTTGAGGAACCACCGAACTACAATCCAAACCCATACAAGGATGAACCATATAGGTTCATTGAAGAATTTGAACAAGTATATGAATAGGTGATGTGATGAGCAGAAATAAAGTTTTTGACGCTCTAGATAAAACATTTCAAACGGTTTCTACGGAAACCAATCAAGTGAAACCTCCGGCCGAAACTGGTAACAACGATGTTGATACCGACTTCCAAAAGGCTAGACAAACTCTTGAGAAAGCAATGGCCTATAGCGAACAGGCTGCTGAAGGCATTTTGAATGTTGCAATGAACAGCGATAACCCTAGAGCATACGAGGTTGCTGGTCAGATTATCAAGACAATGGGTGAACAGGCAAAAGATGTCATGGAGATTCAAGAGAAAAAGAATCGCATAGATGTCAAGTCTGGTGTTGAGAAACCCCTCATAAAAACACAAAATAATATAGTTTTTGCTGGTACTACCAGCGATATTCTTAAAGCAATTCGTGATGAAAAAAATGAGAATGTTATAGACCATGAGCCAGATTGATACCTCCTATCACGGAAACCCAAATCTCAAACCAGTTGGATATCAACACGATTTCACAAAAGAACAACTGACAGAGTTTGTTAAGTGTTCCGAAGACCCCATCTATTTCATAGAAAACTATTGCAAGATTGTAACTCTTGATAGAGGTTTGCAACCTTTTAAACTATACGATTGTCAGAAAAATAAAGTTGATTTTATTATGAATAATCGTAAGACTATCTTGATGGAAGGTCGTCAGCAAGGCAAAACGATCACCGCAGCTGCTTGTATTTTGCATTACACTATCTTTCAAGACAACAAGATGGTGGCAATCATGGCAAACAAGACCGCTGCTGCGAGAGAGGTTCTGTCTCGATATCAAATCATGTATGAAAATTTGCCTATATGGATGCAACAAGGCGTAAAGACTTGGAACAAGGGTGACGTTGATCTTGAGAATGGTTCTCGGGTATTCACCTCTGCTACAACGACATCTGGTATTCGTGGTAAGTCTGTAAACTGGTTGTACATTGATGAGGCGGCGATCATTCCAAACAACATTGCGGATGAGTTTTTTGCTTCCGTATATCCTACTATTTCTGCTGGTGAAACTACAAAGATTCTTTTGACATCTACCCCGTTGGGTTACAATCACTTCTGGAAATTCTGGAACGAATCGGAGAAGGGAACCAATGGTTTTAAAAATATGTTCATCCACTACACCGAAATCCCAGGCAGAGATGAGAAGTGGGCAGAAGAACAGTTTAAACTTCTCGGTGAAGTAAAGTACAATCAGGAAGTTTTATGTGAGTTCTTGGGGTCAACCAACACTCTGATTAGTGGTAAAGCACTGTCTATGATGTCTTCCAAAGAGGTCATATATAAGAAAGATGGACTAGACATTTATGAAGAACCGAAAGAAAATAAATATTATGTAATCACAACCGACACATCAAGGGGAATAGGTGGAGATTTTTCTGCTTTTGTTGTTGTTGATATTACAGAAATGCCTTTCCGTGTTGTTGGAAAGTTTAGAGACAACAAGGTGGCGCCGCTCCTGTATCCAGACTTTATTGCAAGAGTGGCAAAAGACTATAATAATGCGTATGTATTGATTGAGAATAACGATATCGGTCAACAAGTAGTTGACATATTGCACCAAGAACTAGAATACGAAAATATTTTTAGTACGGTACAAGAAAAAAATAAACAGTATGTATCGCCTGGATTTGGAAAACAGACAACTCTCGGTGTCAGAACATCGAAGGCTGTAAAAAGGCAGGGTTGTCTTGCTTTAAAAAGTTTAATAGAAGAAAGTAAGTTTTTAGTTTGGGATGCTGATTGCATTAATGAACTATCAACATTCGTAGAGAAGGCTGGTTCCTTTTCTGCTGATGAAGGTTATCACGATGACTTGGCCATGTGTATGGTTTTGTTTGCGTGGCTATCAACTCAACAGTTCTTCAAAGACTTAACAGATGTAGATATACGAGAAGGATTGTATAACGCTCAAATGAGATCAATACAAACCGATCTGACTCCATTCGGGTTCATAGAAAATGGACTTGAAGTAGAGGCAGAGGTCATTGATGGTGACTACTGGATGTGGGCAGATGAGAGAAAAGATTTTTTATAAATAATTCTCAGGAACACTATTTATTAGTATTTAAACCAAAATACGAAGGAGAACAACATGGCTTTCCAGATTTCACCTGGCGTCTTAGTCCAAGAAAGAGACCTTACCAACGTTGTTCCAGCAGTCGCAACTACGATTGGTGGAATTGTTGGTAACTTTCAGTGGGGCCCCGTACACGAAATTGTACAAATTGATTCAGAAAATAATTTGGTAGAAAGATTTGGTAGGCCTACTACCGAAGTCTACTATGACTTTATGACCGCTGCTAGTTTCTTGGCTTACGGATCAAATCTTTTAACTGTAAGAGAAGTTGGGACTGCTGCTAGAAATGCTACTGCTGACGCATCAGGCCTTTTGATCACCAACGAAGATAATTATCAAGAACAGTTTGCAAATGGTGCTGCCTCTGTCGGTGTTTGGGCTGCAAAATATGCTGGTTCACTTGGCAATAACATTAAAGTGGAGATGGCTGACATTTCCTCAATCACTACTACAAGTATTAAAAGTATTGCAGTAGATAGCAGTCAGGCCAACAACGTTGATATCCTCAGCGTAGAATCAGTAAATATTGCTGATGCTCCTGCTGGTGGAATCAATGCCGCTGCAACAGCAACTATCACTGCCGGTGTAGTGAATGCCATCACTGTTACCAATTCTGGTTTCGGTTACATTACTGCTCCAACCGTAACTCTTAATTGTAAACAAGACGATGGTCAGGGTGGAGAAACCGATGTAGTTTTGACTGCTACCGCTTCTCTTCCTACATCGGAGTGGGTATACAGAGACGAGTTTGATTCAATCCCCACATCTACAACTTGGGCTGAGAAAAACGGTTCTTCATACGATGAAATGCACATAATTGTCATCGATGAAGATGGTGGCATCAGTGGTAGTGCTGGTACTATCCTTGAGAAGTTTGCAGGCGTTTCTAAAGCAAGAGATGCTAAAGACGATCTCAACCAGACCAATTACTACAAGAACGTAATCAATGATCGTTCTAAGTATATTTGGTGGATGGATCATCCTACTGTTGGTTCAAACTGGGGCGAAAGTACTGCTGGTGCTTCTGGCGGAATCGTCTTTGACACTTTGGTGATAGGTGACACAGACCAGTCTCTTTCTTTGAGTGGTGGTGTTGATGACGATCCGGCAACTGGAGATATTCAAGATGGATACCTCCTGTTCGCCAATGATGAATTGGTTGATGTTGCTCTTGTCTTGACTTCAGCACATCCAACAACTGTTGGTGATTTTGTTCTTGACAATATCGCTGAAGTTCGTAAAGACTGTCTTGCATTTATCTCGCCGCAGAGATCAAGTGTTGTTAATAACGAGGGTGACGAACTTACAGACATTACTGGTCAGGCCGACTTTGGTGCTTATACTAGATCATCTTATGGTGTTTTCGATAGTGGTTGGAAATATCAGTATGACAAGTACAATGACCGATATGTATATGTTCCCCTTAATGGTGACGTTGCTGGTTGTTGTGTTGTTACTGATCAGGGGAATGATCCTTGGTTCTCTCCTGCTGGTTTGAATCGTGGCATCATTAAAAATGCAATTAAACTTGCATGGTCTCCGAGAAAAGCTGCTAGAGACACACTGTACTCTAGAGGAATTAACCCCGTAATGAACACACCAGAAGCTGGTATCGTTCTTTTCGGTGACAAGACTATGTTGGGTAAACCTTCTGCCTTCAATAGAATCAACGTTCGCAGATTGTTTATTGTTCTTGAGAAAGCAATTGCAACTGCTGCTAAATTCCAGTTGTTTGAATTCAACGATGCATTCACAAGAGCGCAGTTTGTTGCACTGGTAGAACCGTTCTTGAGAGACGTACAGGGTCGCAGAGGTATCTACGACTTCCGTGTAGTTTGTGACGAGACAAATAACACTCCACAGGTTGTTGACTCTAATGAATTTAGAGCTGACATTTACGTTAAACCTGCTAAGTCTATTAACTTCATCACGCTGACGTTTATTGCTACTAGAACTGGCATCTCGTTTGAAGAACTTGGCGCTTAATAGTAAGAATAAATAACAGAAAGTTAGGAGAAAAGTTAGATGAATATTGAAGAGTTTAAGTCAAGACTTGGCGCCGGAGGTGCAAGACCTAACCAGTTTAGAGTGAAACTTGGTTTTCCCTCTTATGTGGCTGGTGTTGATCCCTCTTATAGTCTGCTTGTAACGGGCGCTGCGTTACCAGCATCCAACGTAAACCCCGCTATCATTCAGTATAGGGGTCGTGAGGTTAAGTTGGCTGGTGAACGTATCTTTGATCCGTGGACAATTACGGTTGTAAACGATTCTGAGTTCAGTCTTAGAACACCATTTGAACAATGGATGGACGGAATGAATAATCGTGAAGACAACACTGGTGTTCTTACACCTCGTGATTACCAAACGGATGTTATTGTTGAACATCTAGATCGAAATGACGCTGTATTGCCTGGTGGTGTTTACACCCTTCGCAATGCGTTTCCGATTCAGATGTCAGAAATCGCATTGAACTATGCACAAAATGATATTTTTGAAGAGTTTACGGTGACTTTCCAGTATACATCCTACGATGTAGCTTAATATAGTCTCAGTAACTAGGGTAAATTATGGAATTGTTTGGATACACAATCGAGCGATCCAAACCATCTAAGGGAGAGAAGTCTTTCGTAGCTCCCCATGATGACGGATCGCTTGAGGCTATTAAGGCTGGTGGATATTACGGCACATACTTTGATATTGAAGGTACTGCCAATAATGAAAGTCAGCTAATTAAAAGATATAGAGATATCTCCATGATGGGAGATGTTGACGCAGCTATTGAAGATGTGGTCAACGATGCTATATCAAACTTTGATGATGAAAAACCAGTACAGATCGATCTGGATAATGTTTCTCAACCGGCCACTGTCAAGAAGGCTATTGCGGAAGAGTTTAACAATATCATGACTATCTTGGATTTTAATACTAAAGCTCAAGATTATTTCAGACGATGGTACATTGATGGTAGAATTTATTTCCACAAAGTAGTGGATGGTACTAAACCCAAAGATGGGATTAAAGACATTCGATACGTTGACCCAAGGAAAATCCGAAAGGTCAGGGAAATTAAAAAGGAAAAAGATGCAAAGACTCAGGTAACTTTGGTAAAAGAAGTCAACGAGTATTTTGTTTATGATGAAAAAGGTATTGCTCTGAATAGCAACCAGATGTATAAAACAGATGTTGCTAACGACAAAGCAATCAAGGTTAGTAAAGATGCGGTGTGTTATTGCACATCTGGTCTAGTAGATCAGGACAGAAATATACCTCTGTCCTTTTTGCACAAGGCAATTCGTCCTGCTAACCAACTTAGGATGATGGAGAATGCTGTAGTGATTTATCGTATCACACGTTCTCCAGAAAGAAGAATTTTTTATATAGATGTTGGCAACCTGCCTACTAATAAGGCGGAACAGTATCTAAAAGATGTTATGAATAGGTATCGTAATAAGTTGGTTTACGATTCCGAGACTGGAGAAATTAGAGACGACAAGAAGTTCATGTCAATGCTTGAAGATTTCTGGTTACCACGAAAAGAAGGTGGCAGAGGTACGGAGATTCAAACATTGCCTGGCGGACAAAACTTGGGTGAGATTGAAGACGTAAACTACTTCCAGAAGAAGTTGTATCAATCTCTTAACGTTCCTATCTCTAGACTAGAACAACAAACTGGATTAAACTTTGGTCGATCTGCTGAGATTACTAGAGATGAATTAAAGTTTACAAAGTTTATTTCTAAGTTAAGAAGAAGATTTTCTGGTGTGTTTGATGATCTATTAAAGACTCAGTTGATACTCAAAGGAGTCATAAATGAATCAGAATGGCCAGAATTGCGAGAAAGTATTCAGTATAAGTTTGCGTCAGATGCTTACTATACAGAGTCAAAAGAACAAGAGGTTTTGAGAAGTAGAATAGAAATTTTGAATAACGTTGCACCTTTCGTTGGACAGTTGTTCAGTAAAGAGTATGTTCAGAAAAACATCTTGAGATTTACCGATGAAGAAATTGCTTTGATGGACAAACAGATTGGAGCAAGTCAACCAGAAGATAATGTGATTGGAGATTCAAATGAGTGAAGCAGAAACAGTAGAGTTGGAAGTACAGGACGAGGTTAGTCCTCAAGATTCTATCAGACAGATGATGGATAAATGGGCTGATGGTGACCTCGCTGGTGCTAATGATGATTTTTTTGCAATGATGAACAAACGTGCTGATGACATGCTTGCGGTAAGAAAATCCGAAATTGCTCCTGCTATTTTTAATGATCCAGAAATGCAGAAGATGGGTTTGGAAGCAACCCCAGAAGAATCAGAGGAAGAGTCAGATGAAGACGTTTAGAGATTTCCGTGAAGAAGCTAAACCCGTAGAGAAGGTTTCAAAAGAAGAACCTATTGCAAACCATCCTGCTGAAGATGGCATCGAAGGGGATAAGACTCCACCCAAACAGGGTGGTTCCGAAGAACCTAAACTGACTCACATGTGTGCTACAAAGGTGGTACATCCCAAGTTTGGTGAAGGAAAACCAATTATGGGTGAACATGCGGAACCAGATGCTAACGGAAACGTTTGGTGGTACAAAGTCATGTTTGAACATGGTATTGAGCACTGCGAAACATATGCTCTTGAGGTGATTGAAGAATCATCTCACGGTAACCACAAGAAAAAGTAACGGAGACGATAGATGGCATTCGCTAAATCCAATTTAAAACTGACCCAAGTACAGGCCGTTGTTCGTTGTTCTGGTACTGGTGGGGATAGTGGTTCTATTGATCTTGACGTAGATATTAAAAAATCCACCGAGACCGCCACTTCTCCAGAAGTTAATATCACAAGAGTACATTGGAACTGTGACAAAAACGCCTCAGTAACTATCTCTCGTAACAGTGTTGATATCATGCATGTCCACGGCACTGGTTTCACCGATTGGTATGGTTGGGTAGAGAACACAGAAAATGATCAAGACATTGACGTAGCAATTTCAAACGGTGATGCAGTTCTTTGGTTGGAGTTGTCAAAGGTTTCTGGTTTTGGCCCGCAGCAACATCAAGATCAAGGAGGCCTAGGCTAATGAAACTAATTACGGAAGTTACTGAAGATATTCAATATATCTCAGAAGAAAAAAATGGTAAGAGAAACCTTTACATTGAAGGTGTTTTCTTGCAATCTAATATCACCAATCGCAATAATCGTTCTTATCCCAAGGAGATTATGCGTAAAGAAGTAGATAGATACCGAACCGAACAGATCGACAAGAAGAGAGCGATGGGTGAACTGGGTCATCCAGAAGGCCCGACTCTGAATCTAGATCGTGTATCTCATATGATTACTTCTTTGAAAGAAGATGGCGATAACTGGATTGGCAAGGCAAAAATCCTAGACACTCCTATGGGGAATATCGTTAAGAATTTAATGGATGAAGGCGCACAACTCGGAGTGAGTTCAAGAGGTCTTGGTTCACTTAAAGAGAAGAACGGCATCAACGAAGTACAAGATGATTTTGTTCTTTCGACTGCTGCTGATATCGTGGCAGACCCTTCTGCTCCAGATGCCTTTGTTAGAGGTATTATGGAGAACAAAGAATGGATGATGATAAACGGTGTATGGACTGAAAGAGAAATGGACATTGCACAATCTGTTATTAAAAAGTCTAGTTCTCGTGAACTGGAGGAACAGAAACTTGCAGTGTTTAGTTCATTCCTAGATCGTCTATCTAAAATATAATTTTGTATAAATAATTATCAGTAACGCAAAATCTCAAAGGAGAAAATCATGAGCGTAGAAAGTAAAATCAGAGACTTTCTCAAGAAAGGCAAAGAGATTGAAGAAGCTCTTGACCTTGCTGAAGAAGTCAATGAACTGGAAGAGAAGGCTGCGGCGGAAAATCTGAAGCCCAATGCAACGCCTGGTGATTCCAAGAATCCTACACAAGGCAGTTCTAACCCTTCACCAGAAATGCAAGACCTTTCTGGTACAGGTGACAAGCATGGTGGTTTGACATCTTCTGTAGGTAAGGCTGCTGCTGACAAGATGAGTCAGTCTGGTGAGCTTACAAACCAAGGTGCAGGCGATGCCCCCAACTTTGAAGATGAAGAAGACCCCCGCAAAGTAGTTGCACAGGCTTCATCTAAGGGCAACGTTGCAAGAGAAGAAGTAGAAGAGTCTGAGGAAGACGAAGTAATTTCAGAAGAAGAAGTTGATTCTGAAGAGGAAGAAACAGAAGTTGTTGCAGAAGAAGAGGAAATCGAAGAAGAAGAAGACGATTCCGAAAATCTTTTTGAAGGCGACATCATGAATCTGTTTGCTGACGAAGAACATCTTTCAGAAGACTTCAAGGTTAAGGCTGCTGATCTTTTCGAGACAGTTGTTACTGCTCGCCTTGCCAATGAGATCGAATCAATTCAGGCAGAACTTGCTGAAGAATTTGCTGCCGAGAAAGAACAGTTCAAAGAAGAAATGGTTGAGAAAATTGATTCTTACCTCAACTATGTTGCTGAGAACTGGATGAAAGAGAACGAGCTCGCCATTGAGCGTGGTCTCCGCACAGAAATTACAGAAGACTTTATCAAGTCTCTGAAAACTGTTTTCACCGAACACTACATTGAAGTGCCCGAAGAAAAGTACGATGTACTTGGTGAAATGGAAAGCGAAATCGAAGAACTAAAGTCAAAACTCAACGAGAGTATCGAGCGTGAAGTTGCCCTTTCTTCTGAGAAAGAGACAATGATGCGTGAGAAAATCATCGCTGAGGCCTCAGAAGATTTGACAATGACAGAATCAGAAAAACTGTCTTCACTTCTTGTTGATGTAGACTTCGGTAGTTCAGAGTTGTTCGCTGAAAAGGTTTCCGTTGTTAAGGAAAACTATTTCCCCAAACAAAGTGTTGAAACTGAAGATGAAAAGTTGACTGATACAGTTGACTCTAGTTTCCTTGAGGAAAGTTCATCTATCAATAAGTATGCTCAGGCTATTTCAAAACAAATCAAAAAGTAAAACTTTTATAAATAAACTTAGGTAAAAACAAAAACCAAAATCAAGGAGACTACAATGTATCTTTCCGAAGAAATCCAAAAAAAGTGGAGTCCTGTTCTGGATCATCCCGATCTGCAAGAGATTACTGACCCTTATCGTAAGGCAGTAACTTCTGTAATTCTGGAGAACCAAGAAAAGGCTCTCCGTGAAGAGAAAGCCGTTTTCTCTGAAGCGGTACACGCTAACAACATGTCTGGTGAGATCGATACCTACGATCCGATCCTGATCTCTCTCGTTCGCCGTGCGTTGCCTAACCTGATGGCATATGACGTTGCTGGTGTTCAACCTATGACTGGCCCTACTGGTCTGATCTTTGCGATGAAGTCGCATTATGATTCACAGACTGGTGATGAAGCTCTGTTCAACGAAGCTGACACAGACTTCTCTGGTACTGGTACTCACGCTGGTTCTAACCCCGTTGATGGTGCTTACACCACGGGTACTGGTGTAACTCGTGACGCCGCTGAAGTATTCGGTGATTCGGGTGGTACTACACTGAACCAGATGGCATTCTCAATCGAGAAGACCACTGTAACTGCTAAGTCTCGTGCTCTGAAGGCAGAATACACTGTCGAATTGGCGCAAGACCTCAAGGCAGTTCACGGTCTGGACGCTGAGTCAGAGTTGTCAAACATTCTGTCTCAGGAAATCCTTGCTGAAATCAACCGTGAAGTGATCCGTACAATCTACAAAGTCGCTAAGACTGGTGCTGCTTCTACTGCAACGCCTGGTACTTTCGACCTTGACGTAGATTCAAATGGTCGCTGGTCTGTTGAAAGATTCAAGGGTCTTCTCTTCAACATCGAAAGAGATGCTAACGTAATTGCACAAGACACTCGTAGAGGGAAGGGTAACTTCATCATCTGTTCTTCAGATGTTGCTTCTGCCCTGTCTATGGCTGGTGTACTTGATTACAACCCTGCGTTGAACACGAACCTGAATGTTGACGACACTGGTAACACTTTTGCTGGTGTATTAAATGGTCGTTATAAGGTATACATTGATCCTTACTCTGCAAACACTGGTGCTTCTGCTCAGTTCTACGTTGCGGGTTACAAGGGTACTTCACCTTATGACGCCGGTCTGTTCTACTGCCCCTATGTACCTCTCCAGATGGTACGGGCAATCGATCCTAACACCTTCCAGCCCAAGATTGGCTTCAAGACTCGTTACGGTATGATTGCTAACCCTTACGTCACTACTACTGATGGTGGTGCTACTGACGCAGATACTTTCACTGCTGATCGTAACCAGTACTACCGTTCAGTCAAGGTTACTAACCTGATGTAATAAAAAGAATCCCCATAAGGGATCGTTTTAAGGGACTCTTCGGAGTCCCTTTTTTTATGGCTCACAATCATTATAAATAGTGGCATGAAAAAATTAATACTGCCAGTGTTGTTACTCTTCCTTGCATCGTGTGACCAATCACCGAAAAAGGGTGCAGACGATTATTATTTTGAGGAAAAGGAGTATGAAAAGACTTCTTTGGGTGTCACGATTGTGGTGCTAGAAAGTGAAAAAGCCATGGAAAAGGAAGCTTCTAAGCACATGGACAAAGAGACTGCGAAGAAGGTTGCAGCATTTGGAAAAGTGTCACCAGCTACAAACAACTGCACCATTTATATCATTGACCCAGCGGTGTCCTATCAACCAGAATTTATAGGTCATGAGTTGGTTCACTGTATGTATGGAAGATGGCATCCTAAACAGAATAGAGGTCTTTAATGGCTTACACTCCAACCATTTCGGTAAATAACGGCACATATACTTCTCAGTCTGGTTCAGAATTAGACTATTTGCGGCCGAATGGATTTAAATTCCAAGTGCATAACATCCCGCATGTTGCATTCTTTTGTCAGGGAGCAAACATTCCAGATGTAAATATGGGGTTTCCAGTACAGAATACCCCATTATCTGATATTCCATATCCAGGCGACAAAATTACCTTTGGTGATTTAAACATTCGTTTTTTGATTCAAGAGGATATGACAAATTATAAAGAGTTGTATAACTGGATGATTGGTCTTGGATTCCCAGAAAAACACAGACAGTTCACCGACTATGTTAATACTCAAAAATGGAGAACGCAGAGTGCTAGGAAAGATAAACAAGAAGCAATTGCCCAAGTAAGTGATGCTAGTTTATTTGTCTTAGATTCAAATGACAATCCTAACATAGAGATTGTCTTCAGAGATGCGTTTCCAGTTGCTTTGTCTGGACTGGACTTTGATCAGTCAGCAGGAGACTCCCCTTACTTTGTTGGATTAGCTTCCTTTAAATATCGAATATATAATATTAAATCTGTTGGTTAAATTTGGTTAATTTATTATGGCTACACTTATTGAACTTCAGTCTATGTGGGCTGAAGATTGCAAACTTGATGAATTAGATTTGGGTGGGGAGTCAACTAGGACTCCCATACTGCACTCAAAGTATGTAACGATTCTAGCAAACACAAAACTCCAACTCCGAAAGGCAGTCGCTGACTTAAAAAGACTTGAAAGAGTAAAGTCAGATTACTATCGTGGAGAACTTTCCAAAGAAGAACTTGATTCTCTGGGGTGGGAACCTTGGAGAAAAAATGCCATTCTTAGGTCTGATATGCGAGATCAACTAGACAGTGATTCAGATGTTATCAAACAACAAGATAAAGTTTACTACCTAGAGACTACTGTTGATTTTCTAGACAGAGTACTTCGCAGTTTGAATGGCAGAGGTTGGGATATCAAGACTGCTGTTGAATGGACGAAAATGCAATCTGGGCTCATATGATCTGGGTAAAACAAAAAGACAACGTTCATGTTTATGTAGAAGCATCTGATAGTATCAGACGGGAGATATCAGACTTCTTTACATTTGAAGTACCTGGCGCCAAGTTTATGCCATCCTATAGAAACAAGTATTGGGATGGCAAAATTCGTTTGTACAATGTGAACAAGGCCGAACTCTATATTGGTTTGGTTCCCTATCTTATTAAGTTTGCCAAACAATTAGAGTATGAGATTCAGATCGATCTTGAACCATTCGGTGAAAAGATTTCTAAAGAAGAAGTATCCGAGTTTTGTAATGTCCTTAAACTTCACAGTCAAAAGAAACCTATTCAGGCCAGAGACTACCAACAGTCTGCTATTCATGAGGCGATAAACTCTGGTAGGACTCTGTTGTTGTCGCCGACTGCATCTGGTAAGTCACTTATCATTTACTCGTTGATTAGATATCATCAAGCTCTGGGGCGCAAACAGTTGATCGTAGTACCCACCACCTCACTGGTAGAACAAATGTACGGTGACTTCCGAGACTACTCAAGTAACAACGGGTTCAACGTGGCAAAACACTGTCACAGAATTTATGGCGGGAAAGAAAAATCCAACAACGCCGATGTAGTTATTTCTACATGGCAATCTATATACAAATTTCCACAAGAATGGTTCAGTCAGTTTGATGTGGTCTACGGTGATGAGGCACACTTATTCAAAGCGAAGTCTTTGATGACACTCATGGACAAATGTAAAAACGCTCGTTTCCGAATAGGTACTACTGGTACGCTAGACGGCACAAAGACACACAAACTTGTCTTAGAGGGTGTGTTTGGGCCAGTATTCAAGGTGACCTCAACCAAAAAATTGATGGACAAAAAGGAACTCGCAGAACTTAAAATCATCTGTATGATAATTGGATACCCAGATGAACAAAGAAAACTTGTATCCAAAATGTCTTATCAAGAGGAAATGGACTTCCTAGTATCTAACCCAGAACGCAATGACATCCTGGCGAAGCTGGCGACCTCTCAGAAGGGCAATACGTTGGTTTTATATCAGTATGTAGAGAAACACGGCGATGTCTTATACAAGATGATAAAAGGAATGACTGATAAATCGGTGTACTTTGTTTTCGGAGGCACTGAGACGGAACAAAGGGAGAAGATTCGTGAGTTGACGGAACAATCAAAAGACACTATAATTGTAGCCTCATATGGTACATTTTCTACTGGTATAAATATTAGAAACCTACACAATGTAGTGTTTGCCTCTCCAAGTAAAAGCAGGATTAGAAACTTGCAGTCTATTGGTAGGGGGTTGAGAAAGGGGAACGACAAGTCAAGTTGTAACTTGTTTGATGTTGGTGATGATTTATCATGGAAGTCAAAAAAGAACTATACTTTAAATCATGTCCTTGAAAGAATTAAATTATACAATGAAGAAAATTTTGAATACAAAGTTATAAGGATAGACTCTAATGGTAAAATGCAAACCTAGTATTATTTGTTTAGATAACGGCATGCAGCTTATTGCTGGTATTGTATCTGAATCAGAAACACATCTAGAAACAACCATACCTCTAGAAGTTACTAGAGTAAAAATTAACTCCACACATGAAGCTTTGTCTTTGCGCCCTTGGATTGCTTTCACCGACTCCGAATTTTATTCTATTAAACAAGATAAAATTATTTCTATTTCGCCGCTCAGTCAGCATTATGAAGAGGGATTCTACAAGATGACCGAGGGGTATATGGAAGACAAAAAAGAAGGGTTGGATTTTATGGACGCCATGGACGACTTTGAACCAGAATTTGAAGACGGTTTGTCCATAGAAGAATTTATGAATTCTTTAAAAGATAAAGGAAATGATCAAATTCATTAAGGCTTAATATCCCTTAATGGCACATCCTAATTATAATGATTTTTTGAGCACCTGTCAAGGGCTTTCAAAACACTATTGACATTTATTATAAAATAAATTATACTTGTGTTATAAAGTATTAAAGGACTTTTATTATGAGCAAAAAAACTGAGAACAGACATTACGTCAACAACAAAGAGTTTTTGGCGGCAATGATAGAATACAGAGAACAAGTAAATGAAGCCGAAAAGAAAGGCGAACCTAAACCGAGAGTGTCAAATTACATCGGTGAGTGTTTCGTTAAGATTGCAAATCACTTGGCTTACAAATCTAACTTTGTAAACTACACCTTCCGAGAAGAAATGATCCTTGATGGTATTGAAAATTGTATCACATATATTCATAACTTCGACCCAGAAAAATCCAAGAACCCCTTTGCGTATTTTACACAGATCACTTATTATGCTTTTCTTCGGCGTATTCAAAAAGAAAAGAAACAACTAGATACAAAATATCGATACATTCAGAGTCTCGATTTGCATGGTATTCTAGATGAACTCGGAGAGGACGGTGGATCAAATGAATTTCTTGAATATATGAAGAAACAAATTGAAGAGTCTGATAAGATGAACGAGAAATTTGCCGATCAATCTAAGAATGTTCCGAAACGCAGACCAAAATACTTCAATGACAAGGAAGCAATGGACTTAGCTAAAGAAAAAATTAACGCTTTAAAAGACTCTTGACATCTGCTCTCAACATATGTATAATGATACAAATACTAGGGGGTATATATTATGAATGCATTTGGACTTGACCGCAACTACACTGTAGCTGCAAAACTTCACAACGACAAACACGTTGTGAAAATGAACATTGAATATCCACAACTGTTGTCTACTGCACATCGTGTGTTAGATGGTACTATCTATCTTGGCAAAACTGCTAATGGTAGAAACATCAAGCGATGGAAACATCCAGATGATATGATGGAAAACACATTGTATAAAGCATCTCACATCAATCATCCTACTGCCATCTGGACAAGAACCACCGTGGCAAACTATATCTGGTTGTATGGGTTGTGGGAATCACTTGCAAAAGAATATACACATCGTTATGGTAAACAACATGCATGTTGGACAAAACTCGGTGATGTACTCAAGTCAGTACCAAGAAATATTCCAGACGGGCCAATGACCGAGATACCACAAGCAATGCCAGATGATGTAAAATGTGATGACTTTGTTGAAGCATATCAAGCTTACTATCGCAAATACAAAGCACACTTCTCTAAGTGGACTAATAGACCTATTCCACAATTCATGACTGCTGTATGATTCTATCCAAAGAAGACTCGCTGTATGCGAGCAAGCTAATTATTGATTATTTTTCCAAGTTTGGAAGGATAGACGATTACTTTCGTGCAAGAAAAATTGAACGGGTGAAGGCTTTGCCTCCGCCCCTGTTTGGTATGAGTGTTGAAGACGATATGTTTCAGTTATGGGACACACCGCCTGAGGACTTGGACTTTGAAGTTGTTCAAATGAACAATGAAATCTTTGATCAGATGTTGGAGATGACCGCTTCGTTTTCCCCCGATGAGGCGCCAGGTAAAACTCTTAAACTGATTGTCAAAGAAACAAACACCAATAAAGCCGTTGGGTTTATTAAGATGGGTTCCCCCCTCATCAACTCAAAACCCAGAAACGACTACCTCGGCGGTGTTCCCGATCTGGGAATTTTCAACCAACGTGCAATCATGGGGTTCAACATTGTGCCCGTTCAACCTTTTGGTTTCAACTATCTTGGGGGTAAACTCATGGCTGCAATCTGTTGTTCCCATGATGTTCGCAGGATGTTGAACAAGAAGTATGACACGGAGTTTTGTTTGTTTGAGACGACATCTCTTTATGGCAACATAAAGGGTGCATCTATGTATGATGGTATGCGCCCTTATCTAAGATACAAGGGTGACACCATGTCATCATTTTTGTTGACTATGGGTGAAGATATATACTTTCACCTAAGAGATTGGTTTGAGGAAAGAAACGGCGGAGAACCTTTGATTCACAAGGGTGCATCTAGTCGCAAACTAAAGTATCAAACCAAGATGGTTGGGATTGTTAAGGCATCTCTCAAGGAACATGATGCCGAAGAGTACAAAAGATTTACCGACACTATCAAATCATCCACTGATGTAACAACAAACAAACGGTTTTACATGTCAGAGTATGGATACTCCAACGTGAAAGATGTGTTACTTGGAAAAACAGACACATTGACAAAGGCAGAAAACTTTGATAGATTTGAACTGCCAGAAATTATTAAGTGGTGGAAGAAACTGGCCACCAAGAGATACAACAACCTCCATTCTGATGGTAGAATAAGAAAAGAGTTGGAGGTATGGAACCGTGACACGATTGATAAGATAGATATTATACGATGATAGTTGGATTTACTTGTGGTGCATTTGATTTGTTGCACGCTGGACATGTTGTGATGCTGGAAGAGGCATCAAGCAAATGTGATTACTTGATTGTTGGTTTGCAGATTGACCCCAGCTTAGACAGAAAAGGTAAGAACTCGCCGGTGCAGTCTGTATACGAACGATTTATACAACTGGACGGGTTGAAGTATGTGGATGAAATTATTCCGTACTCAAGTGAGACATGCCTGATGGATATTCTTGTCACTAAAAAAATTGATGTACGGTTTGTCGGTGAAGATTATAGGGACAAAAGATTTACTGGTGACGAATTAAACATACCTGTTGTATTCACCAATAGGAAACACTCTTTTTCTTCCACTAGTTTGCGAGACCGAGTGAAGTTATCATGAAAATTGCTTGTGCCAGATTGCGATCTAATGTAAAGTACAATGGCCCACTGGAAACTGTGTTGGATAGTTTCTTGGAGAACTATGTACAGTGGATGAGAAATAATCCACAACATGAGTATGGCACATACAATATTTCTTTTGACCATACTCGACCAGTCCGTACACCAGAGTCTATTGAGTGGGCAGATGTAATTGTAATTCCTAGTGATAGTGAGTTTAGATATCATGGTGAGTTACAAATGAACCCCAAAGACTTGGCAAAGTCTCAGTCCCATATTGAAAAGATTGCACCTTTCTTTGATGGTAAAACAGTGATCATTTGGAGAAGTGACAGAGGTGACACCGAAGAACTTTATAGGAGTTTTCTGCCAAACGTCAAAAAATTTGTTGTCATAGATGAAATTGATTTTCCAGGCAACATCCACGGAATGAAGTATCATTTTATTCGTGATAGATTTGAAAATGCAATATCTGAAATGTTTGGACGAACACATAACCACGACTTTGGTTATTGGGGTCGAATGAAAGACGGGTGTGATCGTGGCAAAGTATTGCGAAAGATTTACAGAGACCCAGACATCTCTACTGTTTTGATAGGTGGGTTTCCCTCTGGAATGAAAAGACAGTCTGCGTGGATTAAAAATTGGAATCAGTTGTACCCAAAACTAGAACCATGCCGATCAACACTTTGTTTCAACTGGAAAGACCCTACCGCCACTACTTCAAGGTATGTTGAGGCCCTGGCGATTGGTATGATTCCTTTTGTTTACCAGAACTATGATGAGAATAATACATATAATATTGATGACTGGCAAAGGGTGCAGGACTTTGAAGATTTTAGAGAAAAGGTTATCGAACTAAAGAACCCGTCTGTTATGGCAGATAAACTTTCTGAATACAGAAGAAACTATGAGAGTGTGCTACTATCAAAGGGTGGATACTATGACATGTTTGCACACATGATGAATAAGGCTATTGCATGAAGGTTGCACTAATTACTGATACGCACTTTGGTGCTAGATCAGACAGTCTTGCGTTTGATGCGTATTTTAAGAAATTCTATGATGAGTATTTTTTTCCATATTTACAAGAAAACAATATAGATACTATTGTACATTTGGGTGATGCGTTTGATAGAAGGAAGTTTGTAAACTTCAACACACTCAAATCATGCAAGGAGTATTTTTTTGGGCAGGCACAACGCCTTGGTATGACTTTGCACATGATTCCAGGCAATCATGACACATATTATAAAAATACCAATGACGTAAACTCTTTGGAATTGTTGTTGAAGGAGTATGACAATATCCATGTCTACCCAGAAGTTACGGAGATAACGTTAGATGAAAGAAAAATTTTATTCGTCCCTTGGATATGTAGTGACAATTATACAACTACAATGGATGCTGTTAAGTCAACGGATGCCAAAGTATGTTTTGGGCATTTTGAGTTTACTGGGTTCCAAATGTACAAAGGTGTACCAAACCCTCACGGAATGGATACTGATGCCTTTGATCATTTTGATTTGGTTTGCAGCGGGCATTTCCATCATCGTTCTTCTAGGGATAACATTACTTATCTTGGCAATCCTTATGAGATTACATGGTCTGATTTCGATGATGACAGAGGATTTCACATCTACGATACGGAATCGAACGAACTGGATTTTATCAAAAATCCCTACAGAATGTTTCACAAACTCTTCTATAACGATATGGACGGAGACAGCTCTTTTGATCTTTCTGGTCTTGTCGGCTCTTGCGTTAAGCTTATTGTGGTAAAGAAAGAGAACTTCCTAAAGTTTGACAAACTAGTTGATTCTTTGTATACTTGCAACTGTGTAGAATTAAAAATCGTAGAAGACTTCTCTGAGTTTGAAGATGATGCGGTTGGCGATGATGTAGAACTTGCTATAGATGATACAATGACATTACTTAGGGACTACATTAGCAATACTGTTACCGACTTGGACAGAGAAAAACTTACATCGGTTGTGCAAACACTCTATGTTGAAGCACAACATATGGAATAGACAATGAAAATTCAGTATGTAAAAATTCCAAACAAATCCCCAGAACAAAAATACTTTGTTGCTGGTGGATGTTCATTTACTTCAAACATGTTAAACGTTTCATGGCCAGAGTCCGTGTGTTCAAAGATGAACATGGTAGGAATGAACACTGGGATACCGGCGATAGGCAACAATCTAATATTGATGAATGTTCTCCATGTTCTTCAACGTATGATAGAGTCTGGCATTGGTGCGGATGAAATTGTTGTAGGAGTCATGTGGTCTCATGCAGACAGAGCAGAATATTACAGAGAAGATCATAGAGATGATATTTTGCCACAAGGAAAAGCAGTTCCTTCTGTAGTAAAATTTGTAGAGGGATCAGACGGACACTGGGTTCCCTTTTCTCCCACAAATGTTGGGTGGATATCACAAAACCTAGATGATCCAAATTCAAATTTATACCCAGAATATACAAGAAGGTATGTCGATCTTGGCCGTATTATGTTGGAGGAGTTTTTTCTTACCGATGTTTCTCGTGTTGTTAATACCATGAAAAGTATTTTGACCCTCCAAGAATTCTTAAAGAGAAATAACATCAAGTACTTTTTTGCAAAATACATTGATGATGCCTTTGTTAAAAGTTCTTGGGAACATCCAGAAGTAAATTGGTTAGTAAAACTTATTGATTGGGATTCTTTCATACCGAGTGGTGAGTTTGAATGGTGTTTTGATAACACCGATTTACCTTTTAAGGAACAACTTGCCTTTGGTAGAGAAAGAGATAGAAATTCTCCCTCACACCCCACCCCAGAACAACATGACATATATGCTGAACAAGTAATTGTTCCCCGACTAAAGACTATTTTATGATTATATTTCAAAAATTGCGGTGGAAAAACTTTCTTTCCACTGGCAATAATTTTACTGAGATAGATTTTACCCGCAACCCCACGACACTTATTGTGGGTGAGAACGGCAGTGGTAAGTCTACCTGTCTTGATGCTTTGTGTTTTGTATTATTCAACAAACCATTTAGAAGTATTAACAAGCCACAACTTGTAAACTCAATTAACAGTAAAAAGATGTTGGTTGAAATTGAATTCTCTGTTGGAAAAAAACAGTATAAAGTAATTCGTGGAATGAAACCAAATGTCTTTGAGATATACTGCAACGATAAGTTTCTAGACCAAGATGCGGCACTCAGAGACACCCAAAAGTATCTTGAAGAAAGTATTCTCAAGTTAAACTACAAGTCATTTACTCAGATTGTTATTTTGGGTAGTGCCTCTTTCACCCCCTTCATGCAGCTGCCTCTTGCATCTAGACGAGAGATCATTGAAGACATTCTCGACATACAAATTTTTACTACTATGAATGTTTTGTTAAAAGAAAAGATGAACATTCTAAAAGAAGATATTCGCACAATAGAATCTGAAGTAGAACTTGCTAAACACAAAACCAAAGTTCAGAAAAATTATATTGATACTTTGGAGAAAGATAAAGCAACCAAGATTGACAATATTAAGGAGTCTATAAATGAGACGACAACATCAATTGAGAATAATGAACAACAACTTCAGAAATATGAGGCTGAGAAGTCAGACTTGGGTGAACCTGAGAAACGAAAAAGAGAACTCGATTCCTTCAGAGAAAAATTCTCAACCAATATTAAAAGAGCAGAAAAAGAGTTAAAGTTTTACGAAGAGAACAGTGATTGTCCTACATGTAAACAGGAGATTTGCGAAGACTTCAAACATGATATGTCAAATACTAAATCAGAAGAAATATCTTCTCTGGAAAAATCTTTAAAGGGATTGGAGAAGGAATATGATGATGTTGCTAGTACATTATTGAAGTGGCAAAATATATCCGATAAAATATCTTCTGTACAATCTGACATCATCGGACAAGAAAGATACAAACAAAAATTAAAAGATATGTTATCTGATGCGGAAACAAATTCTACTGATATTAGTGACGAAAAAAAGAAACTAAGAGTGATGGCTAAGGAAGTTATATCCAAGAATGAGTTGCGTTCTGCCAAGAATGAAGAACAACATTATAATTTGGCTGTTTCACATCTATTGAAAGACACTGGTATTAAAACTAGAATTATCAAACAGTACTTACCGGCTATCAATAAACTGGTTAATAAGTATTTGCAGTCGATGGATTTCTTTGTACACTTTGAACTTGATGAGAAGTTTAATGAGACAATCAAATCTAGACACCGAGATAAATTTAGTTACGCATCCTTCAGCGAGGGTGAGAAACAACGTATTGACTTGGCTCTTTTGTTCACATGGAGAACAATTGCCAAGATGAAGAACAGTGCTAGTACAAACTTGTTGATACTGGATGAAGTTTTTGACAGTTCTTTGGATAATAATGGTACAGACTATGTTATGCAACTACTAAATACTATCGGTGATCAAGCAAATGTATTTGTTATCAGCCACAAGGGTGATCAACTGTTTGATAAATTTAGAAGTCAGATTAAATTTGAAAAGAAACAAAACTATTCGGTGATGTCATGAGCGATTTAGAATTACTTCCCCTTAACCACCCCATGCTAAAGGTTCCGCCTAATGAGTTTGTGGATTGGGAAAATGCAGAAGAATTTGGAGATAAGATTTGGAAAAGACAGCAGTCTTTGGGCGGGATCGGATTGTCTGCAAATCAGGTTGGGTTGAATGCTAGGGTATTTACTATGGGTGCTGGTGCAAAAAAATGGATATTCTTTAATCCAGAACTAGTTTCTCATAGTGACACTGTTGTAATGATGGAAGAGGGTTGCTTGAGTGCGCCTGGATTGATGTTGAGAGTCAAAAGACCAGAAAAGTGTACACTCTCATATCAAAATGAAAATCAAGAAATTGTTATGGAAGAGTTTGATGGTCTTTGGGCTAGAGTTGTTTTGCATGAATATGATCATATGTTAGGACAAAACATGTTGCAAAGAGTTGGTAAACTGCAACTAGATAGGGCTTTGAAAAAGGTGAAAAAACAAAACAAAAAAATTAAGATGTTGAAGTCTAGTGCTGCATAAATATAGACATGGCTTATTCAGATAAAGTACTAGATCACTACGAGAACCCAAGGAATGTTGGCAAACTTGACGAAAATGATGAAACTGTCGGAACTGGCATGGTCGGAGCTCCAGCGTGTGGAGACGTTATGCGGTTGCAAATCCGAGTATCGGATGACGGAATTATTGAAGACGCTAAATTCAAAACTTACGGATGCGGCAGTGCTATTGCTTCTTCATCACTACTCACAGAATGGGTTAGAGGAAAGTCCCTTGACGAAGCAGGAAAAATCCGCAATACAGAAATTGCTCAAGAACTATCACTCCCGCCTGTAAAGATTCATTGTAGTGTACTTGCCGAAGATGCAATCAAGGCGGCAATAAAAAACTATCAAGAGAAGCATGGAAACGATACAGATCACCAAACAAGCCGCTGATTGGATTGGAAAACAATTACAAGAACGTGGAAGAGGGTTGGGTGTGAGAGTGGGTGTCACTCCGAGTGGGTGTACTGGATTCAAGTACGTTATTGAGTATGCCGATCACCAATCTATAGAAGATGTTGTAGTCGAAGAACACGGCGTAACAGTTTTCATTGATCCAAAAAGTTTGTTGTACCTCTCTGGGTCTTTGATAGATTTTAAGAGAGAGGGTATCAACAGCGGCATAGAAATTTCCAACCCAAAGGCAACCGCACACTGTGGTTGTGGAGAGAGTTTCGCCGTCTAGGAGAAATAGATGTCAGATGATTTCGATTTTGGTTTTACTGCGGTAGATGACGTACCTACCAGTACAACCGTCCCATCCGAACCTGTACAGGCTACATTGCCCGAGGGGTCTTTGGATTCGATCATGGATAAACTAGAACAATTGGAATCCAGAATCCTGTCTGCCGATAATACTGGCATGATAAACGAACACCGAGCCCTGTTGGAGGCCGATGTTAGTGGCAAATTGAAGGATGTAGAACTGCTGATCCTGCCCCTGTTGCAGAATCTCAAAAAGAACCCCGAAAAGGACTACATTCACTGGCCCAATAGAACCGCCATAATTGACAAACAAATCGAGAAAATTCTCGCCGTAACTCGCTATTTTGAGCGGATTTGATCGAAAAAAATTGAAAAAAATTTGTAAGCCCTTGATTTATAAGGAAATCTTTTTTCGCTGGGCCCCTTGACTTTTGCCTCGATAGCTGTCATACTATACATGTATTTGAGAGTGAGAGTTATATGAATATTGAATCCAAGTCCTATCTCGCCAAGTTGTTGGCCACCGAAGACCTTGCGATAGAACATGCTAATGTTCCTACCGCAGCGTTCGATCTTAAAAACCGCAAAATTATTCTTCCCAATTGGAAAGATATGCCCGGCTATGTTTACGATCTTCTGATCGGACATGAAGTTGGCCACGGTTTGGTCACCCCCGCTGAAGGATGGCATGATGCTGTTTGTGATCAAGGTGCTGGTTTCAAGTCATTCCTAAATGTTATTGAAGACGCTCGCAACGAACGACTAGTCAAGCAACGATACCCCGGCCTTGTTAAATCATTCTACAAGGGTTATCGTTTCCTATTCGACAAAGATTTTTTCGGTGTTGCTGATAAAGATGTCAACACCCTGCCTCTGATTGATCGTATCAATCTTCATTACAAGATTGGTTCATTCCTCAATGTTCAGTTTTCCGATTCCGAGAAAGAATTTCTCGCTCGCATTGATTCTGCTGAGGAATGGTCTGATGTAGTTGACATTGCCAATGATCTTTATAATGGCGCAATGGAAGATATGGAAGATCAGCAACAGGAACAGCCTGCTCCTGCCGCTGGCGAAGATGACAGTGAAGAAGTCGAGGGTCAAGGTTCCTCAATGGAAATGTCCGATGACGCCGAAGATACTGATGATCCCACCGAGGGCGATGGCCAATCTGGTGAGACCACTGGCGAAGAGTCCGATGACAGTTCCGAATCTGCCGAGTCTACTGATTCCGAATCTGATTCTCAATCTGACACCGAACAGTCTGAATCTGATCAACCGATTGAATCACAATCAAGTCAATCAAGTGAATCGCCTGTTGAAGATGGCGAACCCATGTCGCAAACCGACAGAAGTTTCCGTCAAAATGAAAGTCGCCTCTTGGAGTCTGACAGTGAATCAGTTTTCACCGCTTACTTCCCCAAGTTTATCAGTCGCAAACACCATGTAATCCCCGTCTCAAAAACTTGGGACTTTGAGTTCAAACTAACAAAAAATTATTATGATGAAGTTTCTGCCGATGAGGCAAAAGCCTATCGTAAAAGTTTGTCTGATGCGTTTCGATCTAAAAACAAGTCTTCCATCAATCAGTTGGTCATGCAGTTTGAGATGAAGCGCAAGGCGTCTGAGTTACGCAAGGCACAGGTTCACAATACTGGCAAACTCAATGAAGATAAGTTGTGGGCCTACAAGTTGACCGAAGACTTGTTCTTGTCAAACACTGTCACGCCTTCTGGCAAAAACCACGGCATGTTCATGATTCTTGATATGTCTGGTTCTATGGCTCAACATATGGCTGGCACAATTGAACAGTTATTGATACAAGTTTCCTTCTGCAAAAAAGTTGGCATCCCATTTGATGTATATGGTTTTGTTTGTGGTATGGATATGAGAGAAGGTGTTCGCCAGTCAAATTCTGAAAATGAAATTTGCATCAATCCTGGCACTGGTATGATTCAATTAATCACTTCAGAATCTTCACCCAGTGACTACAAAAAACAATTTGAAAGTCTTTTGATTTACGCTGATACTTGGGCTAATTATGGTAGTCGTTGGCGTTCTAACCGACACAATGGATGTCTTGCCAATTATGCCGATCTTCCTCGACACTTGTCGTTGGGTTCTACCCCCCTTGCCGGTGCTATGATCATTGCTACTGATCTTGCCAAAGAATTCAAAGACCGCAATCGTGTCGAAGTGCTTAACACCATTGTTCTTTCCGATGGCGGTAACACTGATGAGTATGAAATTTGGGGTGACAATATCAGAGATGATGGCTGGAGAAATCGCAAATCAGTTTTCGCCACTAAACTCATTCTAAAACGTGGCACTACTTCTGTTGTGGTTAAACAACCCGCCGCAGTTTATCAGTCACGTTACCGTATTGGCAAAGAGATGTCTCTTCTCGCTGGTATTGCCATGTTCAAAAAAGTTACGGGTTCCCGCATGGTAAACTTCTGGATCACCAGTAAAAAACGTGGCGATGTCAAAAATGCTTACAATTGGGTAACCCTCAATCCGTATCAATGGGATACCGCTGAGTTTGATGCCGTATACAAAAGCACTTGGTTGAAAAAAGATTACCTGCCACTTGATAGTGCATGGGGATATGATCAGGCTTTCCTTATCAAAGGTGGTTCTGATCTCAAAATTGATGATGCTGAATTGGAAGTAAAGTCCGAAAAGAAGTCAGATATTCTGCGTGGATTCCGCCAATTTCAGTCCAAAAAGACCAATTCCCGCCACTTTATCAATCGATTTATTGATATGGTTGCGTAAGTTGTTGATTTCAAAGGGAAAGAAAATTCAATTATTTTCGCCAAGCCCCTTGACTTCTGCTTCGGGATGTAGTAAGCTAGTAGTATGTTGAGTGATTGAGTTAATAGAGAGAGTAAATTATGAGTATTAAACAGAAAGATCAACTGATGGCCGCCCTTGCTGAGTCTAACAACCAGACGGGTATTTTCTCAAAATCTGAAGTTATGGATATCGCCCGTGAGGCTGGTCTCAAAAACCCGATGTGGTTTTTCAAAGAGGCCAAGGTTGGCCGCAATCAGTTTAACCCCGAGATGGTTGGCCAAGTTGTGTCAATGCCCAAACCAACCAAACCAGTGGCGGTTATTCAAACCCAACCCGAACCAGTGGCCGCTGCTGCTTCTAGGGTTCTAACTCAGGCGAAACTTGCTGTGGAAATTGAAAACCTAGTTCCTGCCGCTGACAAAACATATGTTCCTTTTGGTTTCTATCGTGACCTAGTGAACATTGTCAAGTCTGGTATGTTCTATCCTACATTCATTTGTGGTTTGTCGGGTAACGGTAAAACCATGATGGTTGAACAGGTTTGTGCCAAACTCAAACGTGAGGCAATCCGTGTCAACATTTCGATTGAGACCGATGAAGATGATCTGATCGGTGGCAATACGTTGGTTGATGGTAACGTAGTTTACCGTGAAGGCCCTGTGCTGACTGCCATGAAACGTGGCGCTGTCTTGATCCTTGATGAGATTGATCGTGGATCAAACAAGTTGATGTGTCTACAGGCAATCCTTGAAGGCAAACCCTACTTCAACAAAAAGACTGGCGAAGTTGTTACTCCCGCCTCTGGTTTCAATGTGATCGCTACTGCGAACACCAAGGGCCGTGGTTCTGATGACGGTAAGTTCATGGGTGCTCAGGTTCTTGATGAGGCATTCCTCGAACGATTCGCAATCACGGTTGAACAGGAATACCCGTCTTCCGCTCAAGAGAAAAAAATTGTTCTCAACAAGATGGAAGTCGCTGACTGCGTTGATGATGAATTCGCCGACAAGTTGGTACTGTGGGCTGATGTGATCCGAAAGACTTTCTATGAGGGTGGCATTGATGAGTTGGTTTCAACCCGCCGTCTAGAACACATTGTCAAGGCATACGCCATGTTCAAAGATCGCCTCAAGGCAATTCAGTTGTGTGTCAACCGTTTCGACACTGACACCAAGTCTGCCTTCATCGATCTTTACACCAAGGTTGATGCTGGTGTTGATCTTGATGCCCCTGCTGAAGACCAGAATGATGACAACCCAGAGGCAGATAACTATGACTTCTAAGAAAGATTACAAATACAATGAGGGTCAGCTGATCGCTGACCTTCAAGCATATGTTGATAGTACATATGATGAACACTATGCTCAGAACAAAGTACAAACCACCGAGTTTGTTATAGATACTGGACATGGCGAAGGATTTTGCCTTGGTAATATTATCAAATATACGCAAAGGTATGGTAAAAAAGAGGGCAAGAACCGTAAAGACTTGCTAAAAGTACTGCACTATGCGTTAATTGCACTACATGTTCATGACTTAGAACAGTAGTAAAGGTTCCGCCTTAGGGCGGATCGGGGACTGGCGGCCTCTCTCACTCTCTCTCAATTCGCCAGTCCCCGATTTTTTTGTTATAAATAAGAGAGTAAATTACCATTTAACTTTTGGAGAGAATAATGGCTTATCGAATTAGAATTACATTTACCCGTCAATCTGAGAGTGTAGAGTGGCCTTTTTGGGCAGCTGACCTCTTAGGATCAACCTATGAAACCAAGGCGTCTGCATTTCAAGATTGGTTGACTGGTAGAGACGAAGCTGATGTGGTGTTTGATGCAGAACCAGACGGCAATACCGTTTATTGTGATATCATGTTTGCTAATGAAGATGCATACGATGATTATACTTCTGCTTGGACATCAGCTGGTCTTGAAGACCAATTCCAAGATCAGGCTTTCCTAGATTATTGTACGACAAATAACGTCACCATTGCTCATACTACGGAAAATGTATAAACTTGAGTATGTTTTAAAAAGACCTACACTTAGTACAAAATGGTATCAACAATCAGAAGAAAGAACTGTTGAACACAAAAAAGCATCACAGATATTTCATGATTGGTTAAGACAACAAGAAAGAGTTGAGGCCCATAGTACGTTTTCATCTGATGGATTGACTTATAAGTGGACAATGGTTTTTGATGATGAAGAACACTACAATGATTATGAAAGGCAGTTTAAAGAATTGATCAGTGATGAACCGTTTAACGGAATTCCAATTACCTCTTTCCCATGTCTTCTAGAATATCACAAGAAGCATGGGATTGAGTGTAGTTTGCCAGAAAATGAAATTTTGGAAAAACCTTTTGAAATTTGATCTTGACTTTTCCTTTTTTATTTGTTATTATGTAATTTGTTTGATCGGAGTATATTATGATGAAAGTTTCCAAACCAACCCTCGACACATTTAAGAACTTTGCCTCTATCAATACGAATCTTTTGGTTCGTGAGGGACAAACTCTTGCTACTGTGTCAAACTCAATGAACATTTTGTGCCGTGCCACGGTAACAGAAAGTTTCCCCAAAGAATTTGCCATCTATGATTTGAATCAGTTCTTGTCTTTGTTGACTATGGATGAGAATGCTGATCTCCAGTTTGGAGATGAATCTGTCACGGTACAAACTAATGCTGGCAAGTTTGAATTCTACTATGCTGAACCGTCTGTGATTAAAGCTGCACCAGATCGCTCGATTGAAGTAGAACCACTCTACACATTTCATATCGCCAAAGAAAATATTCAGACAATTTATCGTGCTGCATCTGCCATCTCTGCTCCATTCTTGCGAGTAGTTGGCAATGGACAACAGGTATTAATGTCTGTTGGTGATCCAAATACCCCCAAGAGTAATTCTTTTACGACAGTTCTTGGTGATAGTGATTTGGAATTTGATGCTAGGTTGTCAATTGAATCATTGAAGATCATTCCAGACACATACGATGTGACCATTGGCACAAAACCAGTAATGATGTTTTCCAATAGTGAAAGAACCTATTGGTTGGCACTTGACCCAAGTTCAAAAACTCAGTAAGGTGAATTAAAATGATTGAAGTAGGACAGCGATTTCCAATGGATGTCGTTTTTAAAACACGGGTTCGTGATGAATCCGTTGGTGGTACTAATCCATATCGATGGCAAGATGTAGTTTCTGGTGATTTGTTTAGGGACAAGAGGGTAATTATCTTTGCATTGCCTGGGGCATTTACTCCAACTTGTTCTGCTTTCCAGTTGCCTGGATATGAAGAAAACTATGAAGTGTTTAGGTCAAAAGGTATTGACGAAATCTATTGTTTATCTGTAAATGATTCGTTTGTTATGAACATGTGGTTCCGATATCAACAGATCAATGGAGTTAAACCTATTCCAGATGGTTCTGGTATGTTTACTTCTGAGATAGGGATGTTGGTTGACAAAGATAATCTTGGATTTGGCCAAAGATCATGGAGATACTCGGTACTTTTGAATGATGGTGTTGTTGAAAAAGCCTTTGTTGAAGATGGTTTTGGAGACAACGTTGAAAATGATCCGTATGAAGTTTCTGATCCAGCTACGATGTTTGAATACATTATGAACGAGAGTCCAGTTGGCGGCAGTCAATTAGAACTCAATCTGGAAGAGTCTCTTGGTACAAAGGATAAAATTGGATAAGGAGTATTATGGCTTCTGCATGGAGAAGTAAGAACGCTCGTGGTCGGCGTATGGTGGCACTTGAAAACCTCAAGAGTGCCAAGTTTTTCCCCAAAGGTGATCGCACCGAAGAGAAGTGGGAAGAGAAACGACAACAACAGATTGAGGTTCTTGAAAAAAGGATACGGTGATGAATGAATTTCTCTGGGTGGAGAAGTACAGACCCCAAACTATTTCGGAGTGTGTTCTCCCAAATAGACTGAAGGATGTATTTCAATCTTTTGTTGACCAGAAAGAAATTCCTAACATGTTGCTCTGTGGTACTGCCGGTACAGGCAAGACCACAGTGGCACGTGCTCTTTGTAATGAATTAGAATGTGACTACATCATTATCAATGGATCGGATGAGTCCGGCATTGATGTTCTCAGAACAAAGATTAGGGACTTTGCAAGTACGGTCAGTTTCGGCGGTAAGACCAAGGTAGTTATCCTTGACGAGGCGGACTATCTAAACCCCAACTCTACGCAACCAGCGTTGCGTGCCTTTATCGAAGAGTTCTCCAAGAACTGTCGATTTATTTTTACATGTAACTTCAAGAATCGAATCATCGAACCGCTTCATAGTCGGACAACGGTGGTAGAATTCAAACTCAAGAAAGAAGAGAAACCTCAGATGGCATCTGCCTTCATGAATCGTATCTCTGACATCCTTGATCAAGAAGGTATTCAGTATTCAGAAAAAGTTCTTGCTGAACTTCTGATGAAATATTTCCCAGACTATCGTAGGACGCTAAACGAACTACAACGGTACTCAAAGTCTGGTGCAATTGATGAAGGTATTCTGAGTAACATTGCTGAAGTCAACATGAAGGGATTGTGTGATAGTCTCAAGGACAAAGACTTCAAGAAGATGCGCCAGTGGGTTGCTAACAATGTAGACACCGACCCACAAGGGTTGTATCGTAAAATCTATGATACTCTGATGGACAAAGTGGTACAGGTTCCTCACTTGGTGTTGTTGATTGCTGACTACCAGTACAAGTCGGCATTTGTTGCTGACCAAGAAATTAATCTTACAGCATGTCTTGTTGATATTATGGCCAACGTGGATATGAAATGAGATTTGCAAAATACGATTTAACAAAAGCAACCGAATCAGTAGCACATGCAATTGCAGAAGAAGTTCTTGATCACGGTGTGATTGTCTTTCGTAATCAGAATCTAACCCCAGATGATGAGGTTAGGTTTTGCCAAATGATTGGTGAGTGTCAGCAGTTGCAGAACAAGCCAGGCGAACGTGGTGAGCATATTGCAGTCAATGATCATATCATTCGGGTCACTGGTGAGAAGAATCAACACGGCGAGCCTGGGTTGTTTGGTCACACCTCTGCTCTTGACTGGCATGCCAATCAGGCAAGCAGTTATGATCGTGCTCCACTTATTTGGTTGCATGGTGTCAAGGATACTGTTGGTAGTTGTACCAGTTGGATTGACATGCGACAGGCATATGAAGACCTTTCCGACAAAGATAAAAAAAGAATCAACAAACTTCATATTACCTTGGGATATAAAACTGGTTCGTATTCTGAAAGTGATTTTTTTATTGAACATCATGCTACAGATAAACCATTCCCATTAGTCTATACCAATGAAGCAGGAAAAACTGGACTTTACTTTCCTTTCCTACAGATATTTGGTATAGTAGAATATGAACAACCTCAGTTTGAAGAAACTATGGATTGGTTGAAGGAACATGTATTGCAAGATAAGTATAGGTACGATCATCACTGGCAAGATGGTGATGTTGTTATTAGTGAACAGTGGTTGACTATTCACAAGAGGTGGGAGTGCGACAACATGGAGAATAGAGTGTTGCATCGCATCGCATTTGATTATTCCAAGGTGAAGTTATGAGTAAAAAGTTGGCGATACAAAGAATAAAAAATTGTCTGGAAGCTAGTAAACGTACCATTGATCCACAGTGGCGTGCTTACTGGATAGACACTGCAAAGAAACTATCAGTCAAATACAAAGTGAGTGTTGTAGATAAAAATGCTTGAAGATTTAGGAACACCCAAACCAACTTACAATCCAGAGGACTATCAGACAAAGAAGAAGTCTATTAGTCCATTTGATTTTACAAATAGCATTACTTATACCAAAGAGAATCTGATTGTAGATGATTGGTCAGAGAAACAGTATAATCCATTTTTGGTAAACAAGTCTCTGTCTCATGGTAATGATACTGTACATGTGGCAAATGAAATGAATTCTAGACCACACATAGATAAGAAGATGCAGTACGATTTCCTGATCGGTATAGTTCGTAAGAAAAAACGATTTAACAAGTGGATCAAACCCGAGCGGGAAAGTAATGTTGAGATCGTGAAAGAATATTTTGGGTACACTGATACCAAGGCGATTGAGGCTCTGAGAATATTATCCGATGATGACCTCCAGTCTATTATTAAACTATTAAATAAGGGTGGGAAAAATTAGCATTTTATAAATAATCTTCATAAACAATAATAATAATTATGAAGGTAACTTTAAAATGAGTGAAGATTTTTTTGCTATTAATTTTCCAGATTATACTCCAGTGGAAATAAAATTAAAAAATGATGATGACTTTTTGAAAGTGAGAGAAACCCTATCTAGAATAGGTGTTGCATCCAAAAAAGAAAAAGTCTTATATCAATCTTGTCATATCTTGCACAAGCAGGGTAGGTATTTTATCACCCATTTCAAAGAGCTCTTTGCTCTTGATGGTAAGTCTGCTGAACTCAGTGACAATGATTTGATGAGAAGAAACTCGATTGCCAAACTGTTGAGTGATTGGGGTCTGATTGAACTTTGCAGTCCTATTGCAGAGGAAAAATTAGCACCAATGAGTCAGATCAAGATTCTGCCTTACAAGGAGAAAAACGATTGGACTCTGGTCACTAAATACAATATTGGTAGGAAAAAATAATTATATAAGGCAAGAAGTCTTATATATATTATCGTATCGCCGTAAGGGATACGCAATTTAAACTCGCTGAAAAGGAGACTATTATGGTCACACGCAAATTTGGTGTCGCCGACATCGACAAAATTATGGATCAGTATCGCCCATTCACTATTGGTTTTGACTCGGTATTTGATAACCTTGTAACCTGTAGTGAAGTTGCCAACAATTATCCCCCCTACAATATCGTTCGGGTAGATGATGAAAATTTCATCATAGAAATTGCCGGCGCTGGTTTTACTGAAGATGAATTCAATATCCACGTTGTCCCCACCGGCAACAAACTCATTGTTCAAGGTGTTCAAGATCGTGGAGAAGACAAGAGAGAATATCTCCACAAAGGAATTGGCGCAAGAAACTTCACTCGCACTTTCGCACTAGCGGAAGATGTAGAAGTACTTGGTGCTGACTTTGTAGATGGTATGTTGAATATCACTCTACAAAAAATTATTCCCGAAGAGAAAAAGGCTCGTGAAATCCTAGTAAACAAAAAGTCTAACCCAAAATTTCTCAAAGAGGAAAAATGAAAACTTTAATCCAAATGGCCAAGGATTGTGATGGACGATTCTGTGAACAGGTAACCGAAACAGTATTTGTTTTGGGAACTCTAGCAGTAATGATTTATTCAGTTGTTGGTCTACAAACTGTAGCTTAATGGAGACTATATTGTTATGAGTGAAGAAATTGTAGATGCAAATTTGAATGAAGAAGTGGTGGAAACCCCACAACCTCCTAGTAAACCAGTTAGTATTGGTATTAAACTTCAGGGTTGTACGCAAGATATCATTGGATATCTTTCCGATGATAAAGAGGGTAACCGATGGATGGTTCAGAACCCAGCTGAAATTCACTATAAATCTGACGAGAAGAATAGGGAGGGAGTATTTAGAATAGTCTTTGTTCCTTGTTCTCCTGCTAGTGAAGGGGTTTTGTTTGTCCCCTACGGTCAAATAAATTATGTCTTTGAACCAAAGGCAGATATTAAGTTGGAATACGAAGCAAAGTTCCAACACACTGCTACTTCTACTAGTTCTAGGACACCAAAATTTGAAGGATAGGGATTGACATTAACCATCTGTTGTGATACTATGTTACTTTGATTTATTATTTTGGTTATGATTGATGTCTCAAAACTTCTACACTTATGCATGGCAATACGGTAACTCCATTTTAGTTAGGGGCGTGAGGAATGGTAAGCGTTTTACGGAACGTCATCCCTTCGCCCCTACACTTTATGTAAAGTCTGCCGAACCATCTCAATTTAAATCTATTGACGGTCAAAGTCTGAAAGAAATTACTTTCGGAGACAATGCTGACTGTAAAGAATTCTTAGATAATTATTCTAAGATCGAAAACTATCCTATCTACGGTCAGACCGATCTGACCTATCAATACCTTTCTTCAATGTATCCAAGTGCGATTGAATTTGACATGAGTCAAATGAAAATCTTGTCCATCGATATTGAGACAACCGCCGAACACGGATTCCCAGATGTAGAGAACCCCATCGAAGAGGTTCTTCTTATCTCTGTCATTGACAATGCCACCAAAGAAATCCATACATGGGGTTCTGGTGAATGGAAGTGTGTGTCAGAAGAAGTCGAAGGACTGCCCGTGACCTATCACTATTGCAGTGATGAATATGATTTGCTAGAACAATTCATGCAGTGGTGGGCAAGTGATTATCCAGACATTGTTACTGGATGGAACATGGAACAGTTTGATATGCCATACTTAGTCAACAGGATTGACCGAGTGTTTGGCAATGATGCCAAGAACAATCTCAGTCCGTACAACATGACTCGTAAACGTATGGTGCGAGGACACAACCGAGAGATCATGAAGATTGATATCAAGGGTGTGATCCAACTGGACTACATGGATTTGTACAAAAAGTTTACTTACACTTTCCAAGAGTCCTACCGACTCGACTACATTGCCGAAGTAGAACTTGGGAAGAACAAACTTGACACGGGGTTTGAAACTTTCCGTGAGTTTTATGAGAATGATTGGAACAGGTTCATCGACTACAACATCATCGATACCAAACTCGTTGACGAACTTGATGATAAGATGAAGTTCCTTGAGTTGATTATCACGATGGCATATGACTGTAAGTGTAATTACAACGACATCTTTTCTTCAGTGCGTACATGGGATTGCCTGTTGTATAACCATCTGCTAGAAAAAAATATCATGATCCCCCAGAAGAAAGAACACTTCTCCAAGGGATTTCCAGGCGGTTATGTGCAAGAACCCAAGACAGGAAAATACAAGTGGGTTGTGTCTGTTGATGCTACAAGTCTGTATCCTTCTATCATCATGCAACACAATCTATCTCCCGAGATGCTTGCAGAAAACCACAAACCAATTGACTGTACCGTGGACAGTATCTTGGAACGGAAACATCAGTTGAAACTGGCAGATAGCGGGTTGTCCATGGCTGCTAATGGATATCTCTATAGAAAAGACAAACAGGGTTTCATGGCAGAGATTACTCAGAAGTTTTTTGATGACCGACAACGGTATAAGAAACTGATGAAACAGGCAGAACAAGAGTATGAGGATACAAAGAATCCTAAACTCAAGAATGACATTGCCAAGTATCACAACTTTCAGATGGCAAGAAAAATTCAGTTGAACTCTCTCTTTGGTGCGATTGGTAACAAGTGGTTCCGATACTTTGATGAGCGAATCGCAGAGTCAATTACTTTGACGGGTCAGTTGATTATCCGTGACACTGCCAAGGTAATTGATGAATTCATGAACAAGTTTCTTGGCACAGATAATGAAGTGTACTCTTTCTACACCGACACCGACTCTTGTTATTTGACACTGGATACGATGGTGGAGAAACATCTGAAGGACAAACCATTCGATGAGATTATTGACATCCTCGACAAGTTTGTTGACCAGAAACTTGAACCAGTTATCAATGGCCGGATGCAGGAACTTGGTGATTACATGAATGTATTTGACAAGAAGATTGTGTTCAAACGTGAAGGTATTGCTGACACTGGCATTTGGGTTGCGAAGAAAAGATATGCAATGAATGTGTGGGACAACGAAGGTGTCCGATACAAGGAACCCAAACTCAAAGTGATGGGTTTGGAGATTGTTCGATCATCTACTCCCGCACCAGTCCGTAGTTGGTTGAAGGAGGCAGTCAGTCTGTGTCTCAGTGCTGATGAAAAAGAGTTGCAGGACTACGTTGAAGAGACATGGCAGAAGTTTAAGAGTATGCCTCCCGAAGACATTGCCTTTCCTCGTGGATGCAATAACATTGATAAGTATGTTTCCCGTGAAACAGTTTACACTAAAGGAACTCCGATGCATGTTCGTGGTGCTTTGGTGTATAATCACCTTGTTCGCACCCAGAAGATTGAAAAGAAGTATCAGTTGATTCAAGATGGTGACAAGATTAAGTATCTGTATCTCAAGGAACCAAATCATGTCCGAGAAAATTGTGTCGGTTTCAATGGTCTGATGCCGAAGGAGTTCGATCTCCATCGATACATCGATTATGATACCCAGTTTCAGAAAGCATTTCTTGACCCACTAAATACAATTGTTGAAAGTTTGAACTGGAATACAAAACCAGTTGCTACATTAGAAGGATTATTTTTATGAGTTTGATTGATAAGTTAAAAAAGAATTCCACAATTAAAGAGTCATCTGTATTGACTGACTCCAAGTTTTTCAACACGAAAGATTTGATCCAGACATCTGTGCCTGCTTTGAATGTGGCACTCTCTGGTAAACTTGATGGTGGACTTACGCCAGGATTGACGGTGTTCGCTGGGCCTTCCAAACACTTCAAGACTGCCTTTGCTATGCTTCTTGCCAAGTCTTATCTAGACAAGTATGATGATGCGGTGATTCTGTTCTATGATTCAGAGTTTGGTGCGCCTCAGGGTTACTTCCAATCTTTTGGTATTGATACTGACCGAGTTGTACATACTCCAATCACAGACATCGAACAGTTGAAACATGACTCCATGTCTCAGTTGAATAACATCGAACGGGGTGACCGTGTGATGATTATCGTTGACTCTGTTGGTAACTTGGCATCTAAAAAGGAAGTGGAAGATGCACTTGATGGCAAGTCAGTGGCTGATATGACTCGTGCTAAACAGATGAAGTCTCTGTTCCGTATGATCACTCCTCACTTGACACTGAAAGATATCCCTGCTGTAGTTGTCAATCATACTTACAAAGAGATTGGTATGTTCCCAAAAGATATCGTCTCTGGTGGTACAGGTATCTACTACTCTGCCGACAACATCTATATTATTGGCCGTCAACAAGAAAAGACGGGCACAGATTTGACGGGATACAACTTTATTATTAATGTTGAGAAGTCTCGTTATGTCAGAGAGAAGTCTAAGATTCCAATCGAAGTTTCTTTTGAAGGTGGTATCAGCAAGTGGTCTGGTCTACTGGACATGGCACTTGAATCTGGTCATGTTGTGAAACCCAGTAACGGATGGTATCAAGTTGCGGCAAATGGCGATGACAGTAAGAAGTATCGCACCAAAGAAACATATCAGAAAGAATTCTGGTTACCAATTTTGAAAGACGATACGTTTGTCGAATGGATTTCTCAGAGATACCTAATCTCTTCTGATTCTATCATGCAAGCAGAGGTAACCGAGGAGGATATTAAAGATGCCTACAGTGAATTGTGATCGTTGTGAAACTGCGATAGACCTTGACAATGATCCTGCAATATGTTTTAATAGTGCAGATGATAAGGTTTACTTATGTGAACCATGTGTGGAAGATGTAAAGAGAGAATTTATTGATGAGATTAGAGACAGAAATATTATCGAATCTGATATTTGATGAGGAATATGCACGAAAGGTTATTGCATTTCTAAGAGAGGATTACTTTCTTGATGTAGAACATAGAACAGTGTTTGCATCAATTGCCGAACATTTTCAAAAGTACAATGCATGTCCATCAAAAAATGCTCTACTAATCTCTTTACAAAACAATAGAAAAATTACTGAAGACTTGTATGCCAAGTCGGAAGAACTTATCAATGGATTGTCTAATGTCTCTTCTGATCTGAATTGGTTAGTTGATCAGTCAGAAAAGTTTTGCAAGGATAAGGCAGTTTACAATGCCATCATGCAGTCTATTCAAATCATCGATGGTCAAGACAAACTACACACCGTAGATTCTTTGCCTAGTATATTGTCAGATGCACTCAGCGTAGGATTTGATAACCACGTTGGTCATGATTATGTTGCTGATGCTGACATGCGATATGATTTTTACCACCGAGAAGAAGAGAAATTGCCATTTGATCTTGACTACTTCAACAGGATCACCGAGGGTGGACTGAGTAACAAGACTCTCAATGTGGCACTTGCTGGTACTGGTGTTGGTAAGTCTCTGTTCATGTGTCACTGTGCCGCAGCCTGTATCGAACAGAGTAAGAATGTTTTGTATATCACACTGGAAATGGCAGAGGAACGCATCGCAGAACGTATCGATGCCAACATGATGAATGTGCCAATCACAGACTTGCGTGATCTGTCTAAGAAAATGTTTGATGATCGGGTCGAAAAGATCAAGAACAAGATCGATGGACGTTTGATTATCAAAGAGTATCCGACTGCCTCTGCTCACGTTGGACACTTCCGTACACTACTTGAAGAACTGAAAGTCAAACAGAACTTCATCCCAGACATCATCTATGTTGACTACCTAAATATCTGTGTGAGTCAAAGACTCCGTGGAAATGTTGGTGC